TGGATGGGTTCTTGGGGTTCTAACGGCCCGTAGTCTAAAAGGAGACTTGTCATGCCTAGACAGTCCCATTCAGGACGCGGAATCGCACCTTGGCATCGTTGTGATAGGTGTGGGTTCGATTTCCGCGTCACTGAACTCCGTCGTCAACTAGGCTTAATCGTTTGTACAGCATGTACAGATAATACGATTGCATGGCTCCGTCCAAACTTAATACAGGATAAGCTTAATGCTTCCGTAGAACAGGAACTACGCGTAGCGGATATTCTGAAAGAAACTGGAAGTGATGATGTAGATTCATTGTCATGATAGGTAGTTAGTTGTGCGAAAGCACACAACCCTAAAGGAGGGTTATACCAAATGCCACATACAGCCTCAAGATACCAACAAGACCTCGGATTCACAGACGGCTATTTCTATATCTCTGCTGCTACGTTTATTGCTTCGGCATCCGCAGTTCTAACTAGAAATGCAGCGTCAGACTTCTCATATAATCTAGGTTCGTCCCTCGGTCCAATAACCCTAAGCGCCCCCCTTTCCGAAGGAACACTTGTAAGAACTGGATTCGGAGAAGATATTCAAGAACAATTCGGGGGTACTGGGATTCCAGGTTCGGCACAACCTCAAGTATACCGACCTGATGTTATTCCGGCTATGTCTGCTATCCAGCAGATAACTCCTAGAACGGCTCTAAAAGTTAAAGGCTTCAAGCCAATCTCCATAGAGGTTATTTATCAAATCACTGTAGCAAACCTAACCACCCATAACGTTCGAGTTGACAAGATTAATCACGGCAACCAAGCTACCGACACTATAACCTCTATGATTGCCGACGGCGCGAACGGCCTCTCCAAGACCTTCGGTACTGCTGCAACATCGAAATATGTGACACTTGTTCCCTTTCCAGCAGGTCAACAGATATATCAAATAACTGACTTAGCAAATATATGGGCTGAGATTACCGTTACTACTCCGGCCTCTTCGTTGTATAGATTGTATGCTATAGTGGTTGATGTCGAATTTAATTATAATTAGTAAATGGAGTGACTAAATGGCCGTCCAATTTTGTGTTGTTTGTGGAAGAGTTTCTCAAAGAGCATCTTGGCCCCGTTCCGGAACCGTCAACGGAGTTGCGTATGTATCATGTGATTTCCACTCCAGAGCCGCTATATTAATGTCTGTGCTTGATACCGGAGGTATTCCCTCTACAACTCAAGTATATCAATCACAGCACGGTAAAGTCAGAAAAACAGTACCAGAGGCTAATGGTTAGCAGGTGATTAAATGGCTAGCTATAATACAATATGTGTGGTTTGTGGTAGATATTCGACTCGTTCATCTTGGAACAATACTATAACTGTTAGTGGAAATACGTATGTAGCTTGTGATTTTCATAGTCTTCCAGAAATTCAAATCGCCGCTTTAGCAGCAAATACTGGTTCAGTAGTTCCAGAACCTAGTCTGGTAGGTTCTAATATACCACTAACTGAATCTGTTGAGGAGTAGGAGAGGTGCCTTATCGCTAATGACTTAACAGCAAGACCATGGTTTGTAGATACCGCATCTGGTACTGTTATATGGCAGCCGCAGGTATTTATCAAGTTTATTGAATGGAATGATGGAGCCTCTGCTTCCGCTGCCGGTACTGATAATATCGAGATTCAGGATAGGAATGGAAAATCTATAATCAAATCCACCAACCAAGCCGCACATGATATACAAACATTCAATCTCGAAAATTGGTTTGAGGGTCTTAAAGTACCTACTCTAAGTGCTGGTGATTTAAGAATTCATATTAAATAGGCGGAGCCCTTGGGAAAATCTCTCGATGAACTAGCAAGCTATTTCTTGCCGTTAGCTCAGGAACTATTGACTAATTGTGAGGGGATGGGAATCCCTTGCCGCGTCATTGATACAGGACGTACCTTAACTGAACAAACCGAGAAATTGAATCAAGGTGTTTCTTGGACCAACAACTCAAAGCACTTATCCCAACCTCCCGAAGGGAAGAGCGAAGCTATAGATATATGTCCGATAGCTATTCTCGAAGAGAATAAACGTGATTGGGACCCTTCAAGTCCGTTGTGGGGAAAGATTGGTGGTATTGGCGAAGCTCTTGGATTGAGATGGGGCGGCCGTTTTCAACATCATCCGGACCCTAGTCATTTCGAATATATACATCCAGTTTCTACTACCGTATGAGCGATTCGGAGAATATGGGCTTTCTATTGATTAGTGAAGGCGGGGACGGACTAGGTCTAGCCTTGCGGCTAAAGGCCGAAGGCCATAAGACCTCTATGTGGATTCGTGACCCCATGCTTGAAGGGCGTGGAGAAGGTCTCGTAGAGAAAGGAAACGCCCCAGACTTCACTCCTGTTGTAATAGCAGATTGTACTGGCTCCGGAGCGTTGCTAGATACCTACCGTGACGCTGACGCCCTAACCTTCGGTGGTAGTCAAATAGCCGATAAGCTTGAAAGTGACCGTAAATACGCTTCCTCTATAATGAAAGAGTGCGGTATTAAACAGCCGCAGGCTAAGAGCTTTAACTCTTGGGAAGATGCCTCACACTTCGTGGAGAGTCAGGATGATTCTACTAGACTCGTATTTAAGCCCGAAGGCCATCATAGCGGTAATCTACCTTCTTATGTCTCTTACGACCGTACTGATATGCTCCATATGCTGGAGCATTATAAAACTATCATTGGCGAAGCCGAAGCCGAGTTCATCCTCCAAGAATTCATCAGTGGTACTTGTATCTCATCCGAAGGATGGTTCTCCAAAGACCATTTTATTAAGCCCTTCAATCATACCTTCGAGAGAAAGCAATTCCTTAACGATGACCTTGGCCCGTCCGGAGGATGCACCGGAAACGTTGTCTGGGCTTGCCTTGAAGATGAGTGCCCACTTTGCGAGAATCTACTCCGGCTCGAAGACTTCCTAACAGAAGTATCATACAACGGACCAATCGACATAAACTCCGTTGTCTCTAAGGTAGGCGAAGCCTATGCCCTTGAATTTACACCACGATTTGGCTATGACGCCTTTCCTACATTTCTATATGGGCTGTTCGACGGTTCATTTGGAGAGTTCGTCTGGGATTGTGCTCGCGGTGCTGCCGGAGATACCATGCCACTCCGTAAGGGCTACGCTGCGGGAGTTCGGATTTCTACCCCGCCTTGGCCTAGCGAGGACTTTGAGTCTAAGAAAGGTCTTCCAATCGGAAATCTTCGATTTAAGGACCTTGAAAGATTCTACCCCTATGAAGTATCTCTACAAGAGGATAACTTCATTACCTCCGGTGGCGTTGGAATAATAGGAGTAGCCGTTGGCTATTCGGAGAATTCGATTGATGAAGCCTTCGAAGAGGCATATAAACTCTGTAAGAAGATTCGATTACCTGATATGCAGTATAGAACAGACCTTGCGGAACAATTCAAGTCTGATTTACGGCGAGTGTCAAGATACTTGACATTAAATGTATGAGTATCCTACTCGAAGTTACAACTCGTAAGAGTTCTTCCAATGGAGTCTTAGTTGACTTTACGCTGAACGCCAACGGCGAGATAGCTTCGCTTACTCTTAGCGAAGCTAACTTCGTTGAATTACTTGGTCTGGTTGGCGGAGATAAGACCTCTTATGTAAATAGTCAAATGACCTCTTTAACTACGTTATCAACGGCTATAGGAACTAAGACCTTGGTGACTCCGTAATGGCATATCCTCCGACATTCGACCATCCGTGGGATATTACCGCTCCTGCGGATACGCAGTTGGCGAATCTTTTGGGTCAGGATATTCGTAACCTAAAAGATGACGTTATGCAAAGGTTCACGTCATTAGCCGGGACTATTGCTAATAGACCAGCCCCCGAGACGGTTAATGCTACTTGGGGAGGTTCAGGTTATGGACTTCTCTATTTCTCGACTGATGAGAATAAAGTTTATCAATGGAATGGAGCGGCTTGGATTGATGTAAGTGGAAAGATAGGACTTTCTAGAATTCCTACAGTAGGTGGGATTGTTTTACTTCCTACTGGGGCTATTACTATTCCTGTTTGGAAAGCTCCGTATGCTTGTACAGCGACTTTTGTTCATGGTTGTTCTGGTGCTAGTGATGGTTCTGGAATAACAGTTAATGCTGGGAAGCTTTTTATTGGTGATTTTTTAGCGGCTAATCTATCTGTGCCATCTGATGGTGATTTTCACGATGCTACCGTTACTCAGAACTCCTCTTTTGCTATTGGGGAGAAGGTTTATATTAAATTGTCAGGTTTTAGTGGTGCTCCCAGTCAAGTAACTATTCAGGTAGATTTTACTCGACCATAATGAGTCAACAAGGACCAAATTTTCCGACTGTAGGTGTAGACGCTGGAGGAGGAACTGGAGGAGATACTTGGAGTACTCCGTCGGCTATCGAGGTAGATGATGGAAGTTTTTCTGCTTATTCAATTACCGCTGGAAGCAGTCTAACAACTAATATACTTCGGGGGACTGGGTTTGGCTTTTCAATTCCTACTTTTTCTACTATAAATGGAATTTTGCTTGAAATTAAAAGAGCGAGTCAGTTTAGTTTTCCTCCTCAGATTACGGATAATCTCGTCCTCCTGCTAAAAGCGGGTGTTGAGGTTGGGAATAATGAAGCTAATGCCACTCCGTGGCCAGTGACGACTTTAACCTATATTTCGTATGGTGGTTCTAGTAACCTTTGGGGAACAAGTTGGACTCCAGCAGATATTAACAATGCAAATTTTGGAGCTGATTTGCAAGGAATCTGTGATAACTCAGCTGGACAAACTGGTCGTGTAGATGCATATAGAATAACAGTTTATTATACTTTACCAGGTACAAGTTTTAGTGGTGTTATAGTAACGGACTCTTAAAATGCCTCAACTTCAAGATAGAAAACAAACTCGCTCGGAAGAACTCCTTGAGTTCCCTATGACCGGTCCCTTTGGGGGGACTCAAAGCGAGCTTCCTTCTACCGAAATAGAAGGGCTTGGATTCGTAGATTGTCGTAATGTAATTTTACGTCGTGGCACAGCAACAGTCCGTCCCGGATATAATGCTTTAACAGCTTTGCCGGATGGGTTTCCCGCTCTTGGAATAGCTGATTTCTTTACGTCATCAGGTGCTCATGTTCAAGCGGCTATAACAAAATCAAACTTATATAAATGGACCGGTTCCGGATGGACTGTTATTACTGGAGCAGGTTTTACTGGCTCAGCCTCACAGATTTGGTCTTGGGATGTTATAGCTCAAAAGCTTGTTTTTTCTCAAGGCGCGGACAAGATTTGGTCATGGGACGGGGTAGCCGCAGGTTATGTACAGACTAGTGCTAACGCACCGGCTTCTGCAAGCATAGCTGAGATAGGACTTCATCTTGTAGCCTTGAATACTCTTGAAGGTGGAACACAGTTCCCTCAAAGGTACCGATGGTCTGGACTGGCTGACCCTACCGATTGGACCTCTATAAACGCTGGCGTTAATGACAATTTGAATAATCTCGGTCCTGGTCAGAGCCTTAAGAAACTTGGTCAGTATGGTTATGGGTGGCATTTTAACGGTATTATTCAACTCCAACCAACTGGTATCGGGACTAATCCTTTTGCATTCTATCCAATAGTTAATGCCTCTCTTGGACTGCTTGCAAGGTCTTCGATGGACCATTTCAGTCGAGATGGAATTGAGCAAGCTGTTTACTTGTCATCGGATAATGTGTATGTATTTAACCAATCGTCTTTGACTCCTATTGGGGATGCTCCTCTAGATGGACGTAGGCGTGTTGGGGCAAGGTCAAGAATTTTAGCGGATGTATTTTCACACGGAACATTAACCGATGTTTTTGGTTTTGTTACGAATACTATTGCTGGACAGCCTTTTAATGCCTATTGGTTGGTAATCCCTGGAACTTCATGTTGGGTTTATAACTTCGACGAATCGAATTGGACAAACTTCGTTTTTGATAAAACTGGAGTCGTTCTTGGAAACTTTCTCAAAGCCGCCGTTCCACGGATTATGGACTTGGTTGGACAAATCCTCGCTCAGGGTTGGACCCCACAGAATCTTGTAAATACAAGTCCTTTTCCAGGACTGGCAATCTCTTTCTCGGATGGAACATTTGGATATATCGACTTTACAAATTATTCGGAGACAGCCTGGTCAATTACTGGACCAACGCATGTTTTTCAAGATGTTAGACATGGTAAAACCTTGAAAAAGTTTCGACTTCGTGTTGTCGACCTCGGTCAGGTCACATATACCTTAACAGCTACTAGCAATACTGGACAGACCGATACACGAACTTTAACTATCGGGAATGGCTCAGGTGACGTTCTTTCCGCAGTTGTGGAACTGAAAGTTTCTGGAATGAGAATAAATTGGAAGATTTCAGGTTCAGCCGGCTCGCCTGGCTCAATTGTAGAATTCTGTCCTATTTATAGTATCTCTGGAGAACAACGTGGCGGTTCGTCGGACGAAGCGTCGGTGGTGATTTCGTGATTAATACTATCCCACCAAGTCTTGACTTCGTTCCTGAGGATAATAGTTCTTTGAAGACTTTCGGAACGATGTTGAATAAATTATGGCAGAAGCTTTCTTTAACTTTGGCCCCTGTATTTACTGCCTCTCAAGTTTATGTTCCTGTAGTAACTGCTGGAGCAGGGACTTTTACTACCGTATCAGCGGTTGGAAGATATATACAATTTGGAAGGTTAATCTTTGTTCAAGTTGTAGTGACTATAACAAATAAAGGAACAGCAACAAACGCTTCCGTGACCTTACCAGTACAGGCTCAAGGCTCTAATCGTCAAATGCTTCCTGGAGTAGATATTGGTGTTACAGGGGACGCTCTTACAGGTGACATTGGTTTCGGTGGCGATTTTACGAAGTTTTTGATTCGTGATTATATTGGTGGGGCGGCTTATATTGCAAATGGTGCTATTTTGGCTTTAACTGGAGTTTATGAATCAGCTTAAGGAGATATAAATGGCCCGTCAATTTTGGATGCATTTAGCACAATCGAAAATCGCACTAGTAACGGCTACGACAAAGACCATAGCTTCGCTAACGACTCCATCTACAGGGTGTAGAATAGCCATTCAAGCTATTACTATGTCTTTTGATGGCACATCAAATACCGCCCAGCCGGTAGAATGCCATTTACAGAGAATTACTACTGATGGGACTGGGACTACTCAGAATCCGGTAAAGAAAGATTCTGATATTGCCTCCGGTATCTTGACTACTGCTAAAGTCAATTATACTATAGAACCTACTACGTATACGGCTAATGCTATTTTAGCTTCGCTGTTGATACATCCGCAGGCAGGCGTTCAATATCCGTTCCCGTTGCCAGGCGAGATAATTATACCAGCTAATGCTATAGTCGGACTTTGGGTTAATGCGCCGGCATCAGTAAATTGCCTTTTCATGATGGAAGGTGAGGAGTAAAAGTGAAAAGGATACTTGCTTGGATTAAGCAACGGTTCCACGGTCATGATTTCAGTAAATCGTATTGTAAATTTATCCATCTCACAGGGCCGATATGGCCTTTCAAGGACCCTCTCTTGAAGATATGTTCTTGCGGAGCAACTAGGATAGTGGAGAATAAATGAAATCTAGTCGTTATGTTAATTCAGATGAGCCTTTAGCAAAAGCGGTAGAACTTGCACAAATACTCTGTAGACCGGAGATACAACGTGAACAAGAATATCTTGAAAGGAAGTCTTATTTTGTTGCTGGTCGCGTGTGTCGTAGGTGTAAGACCGTGGCGCGTGTTCGCTCAGGCCGACGCGGGGTACACGAAGGTCGGAACAGTTAATAGCCCAATCACGTCGTTCACCGATACGACTGTAGTTGATGGGTTGTTCTATCAATATCAAATAACCGCCTTTAATGCCGTGCTAGAAACGAAGCCTACAAGTGATGGAGTAGTAACAATTCCAGTCACTGGGACCCACTCTACAATCACGTCATGGACTGCTTCACTTGTTGACCCGACGCATACAGCTCCAACTGGCTATAATATCTATCGTCAGCAGGTTACAGCCCCAAACCCTCCGGGTGCCGTTAGTACGACGGTGAACTAGCGGCTATGAGGGCAGAGTCCATCCGAATCCGCTCAGATACGATAGAAATTTATCGTGCATGGTCGGAGAACACAGGTAGGACTCTTGTGGGTCTTATCGAGATGGTACTAATGGAAGCGGCACAGCATTATCTGGATGGACTGAATCCGAAGTTACATCAGGACAAGAAATGAGTATTAGTCGTATAGGTACATTTGTTCATTCATATAATCCTATGGGCACTTTTGCGCTTACTGGCATCAATGCCCACGATTTGCTTCTGATTGGAATCTCCGGCAATGACAGTACACAGCCCACTCCGGGTATATCAGATACTAACTCGAATACATGGAATCCTCTGACCATTCTATTCGATTCACCCACTGGTACGTCCTGCCAAATATGGTGGGCAGATGCCAAGGCCGGAAATATGACGGCTACTGTAACAGGAATGACGAGCGACCCTGGCGGGACATTAGTCCAGTATCGAAGCACGACCGGCCTTGCATTCACACATGATGTAGACAATCAGGTAAAGGCTGGAGCTTCCAGCGCCACTCCAAGTGGTGCTCAGATTACCACGACCGGGACTGGATTAGTCTGGGGCTATTATGCTAACGAACTTAGCACTAGTACTATTACAGCCGGTACAGGTTATACGCTGATTCAGGCCGATGGCACCCACATTGATGCGCAAGAGGAACAGTTGAACACCGCTGCCGGGAACTATACGGTGGTTTTCAACTCTAGTCCTGGTGTAGCCAACTGGAGCATCTATACGACATCGTTCAAAGAGGGAGTAGCGGCTGGCGGGATTATAACACCTCCCTGGTATAAACTACCAACGGTAGGTCCGTCTTACGCTATTTAGTTAAGGAGAATTAAATGGCTCGTCAGTATTTTAATAGTCAGTTAGCGGATTCTAGTATTGTTGCAGCATCTATTACGCCAACAACTACTAAGACATTTATATTTACTAATGCTCAAGCTAGTCAGTTTTTTCCTATTGGATACGGTCTTGCAGCCCCATTTGCAGGACAGGTTTATAGGTTTGCGTGTGGTGGTTTGATAACTACACCTGCTACAGGAACTCTTGTTATAGACCCAGTTCATGGTAATGGGGCTACATCCACGACTGGCGGAACAGATATGGGTGCTTCCGCCGCACAGACAGTTACGGCTAGTTTAGCTAGTCAGCCGTGGATCATGGACGGATACTTAGTATATCGTACTATATCGACCGTATTAACCACTTCGACAGCGTGGCTTACTGGAGTATTTCATAGTCAAGGAACTTTAGCTACCGCTGGTGGTGGCTGGACAATTCCGTTTGGAAGTACGGCAGCGGTTTCAGTGGACACGACCGGAACCGCAGCCGCTGGATTATTTGGGGCATTAAATTTCTATGTTACCTTCTCCGTGACTGGCGCAACTATTAGTGCTCAGTGGACCTCAATGCAATCCTTAAACTGAGGTATATATGATAGGGAGCTACCCATACGGACTTATTCAAGTTTCTTATAGTGCTACACCAGTATTTGACTGTTTTCAGGGTAATGTATTTACAATGACACTAACTGGTAATATCCAGTCTATGTCTATTATAAACGCGATGCCCGGTCATTTATATACGTTTATATTTACACAGGATTCTCTCGGTCTTCATACGATTAATTGGCCTACCGGATTTAATGGAGTTGTTAATATCCCAGCTTTAGCTGCTCCAAACTCCGTTTGTGTACAATCCGCTATCTTCGATGGAACTAGTTTTTATGGCGTAGCCATGGGACAAGTTAATTTACAGAACGTAGCCGTAGCCGTAGTCAATCCTCAAATATAATATGCCCTTCACTGGACAGCCAGGAAATAATCCGTCTCTTATAGGGTCGAGTAAGTTTAATATCCCTATTCAACAAGGGACTATTCCTTCGTCCTCAAATGGTCCTCGACCGAATCTTGTTACAAGAGTTATAAAGAAGCTTAAGCAGAAAATTAAGAAATATGCCCATTTCACAGTATTTCATACCGGACTTCAACCTTCGGTTCAAGTTGTACGGCTAGTAACTCGGAGAGTTTATAGAAAGAAATCTTCCTTTCAACTACGCAAGATTGCTAGATTCTTTAATTGGCATTCTGGCTTACAACGTGTTGTAGAAAGTCAGATAAAGTTTCAGACACGTATTCGTAAGACACTTAAAAAAGCAAGTTTTCCGCTACGAAAGCTTGCTCGCTTCACGTATTGGCATACAGGCTTACAGCCTTCGGTTCAGGTCATTAAGTTTCAGACTAGAGTCCGTAAGACTCTTAAGAAAGCTAACTTTCAGTTTCGTAAGATTGCATTATTTACGAAGTGGCATGTTACATTCGTACAGCCGGACATAAACCATAATGTATTGAAACTTGCTGCTCGGCGCAGTCTTAGAGATAAGAGACGCAAAGGAAAGAATGCTAGATTCTTTCCTCTCTACGAGACGGGCTTACAGCCGGTTAGTTTATTCCTTCGGATGCGTACTCGAAGGTCAATACGTAGTAAGTCAGCCTATCAATATCGTAAGATAGCCCACGTAGTGGTATGGCATTTTACGCCTGCCGCAGGCGGAGGTACTCGTAGAGAGTGGGTCAGTCCGAGGACTGGTCATAGTAGAGGGGACCAATAAATGCCTCCACCATTCATAATAAATGACCTTGTTAATGAAGTTATTTTACGGTGTGAGAACCGGACGACTGACACCGCGAGGGCAGCGATATGGATTAGGGATGCTCTTTTGGAGATTGCCTCGAATCCTGATTATCGAGATGATTTCCAAGAACTCGAAGAGTGGGGTCCAGCGTATAACCTAACTGCTAACATAGCAGAATATACTGAAAGTTTGATTCTTCCTGTCGGAGATATAAGTAACGCCCTACTTGACATTTTAATATGGGTAGATTACCCGGCGAATCTAAATCGTCGTAAATTAGATATCAGTCATTATCAGAAGACGGATAGATTCCAACCGACATACTCGATACCGACAGAATGGTATCGTTTCGGAGGTCTGATTGGATTTAATCCAGTCCCTAATCTTGCATATAAAGTACAAGCTAGGCTTTGTAAACAGCATCCTATAAATGATGCAACTCTTAATCAGACAACTATATTACTTCCTAGAGATTGGAACGAAATACTTGTAATGGCCGCGGTTCAAAGAGGATTTATTGAGTTGATGGAATATGAGAAAGCAACTATGATTCATCAGCAATTATATGGGGACCCTGACAACAAAGGACAACCAGGGCTCATATACCATGCGAAGCGTAAACGAAGGAAAGAGTCGTGGCGGATGGAATCTCGACTAACTATGGTACGTCGTCCGTATGGATGGGGGACATAAAATGCCAGTTGACCCACAATTTGCGAATGCATGGCTTACTCCGCAGGGTGGTTCCTCTGGAACTGGCGGAGGCTCGAATCAATACATGAGTTATCCGAACATCAATCCTACACAGGGTGTGTTCCAGCCGACTGCGAATAACGCACAATATGCGTTTGGTCAAGGTATCGGTGGTGGTCGTGTCGTAACTCCGACTATAGACCCTAATTTTACACAGCAATTTTATGGCTTGTTACAAGGGCTTACTCCGGATAAATTATCTGCTCCGCAGAATCCATTACTTCAATTACTACAGCAATACTTCTCTCAAGGACCTTCGGCGTTGCCTGGAACGCAAGCGTTGACTACTCAGGCCGGAGGCGACCCTAATCTATCTGCGATAGTCGCATCCGGAGGGGATCCTATCTCCGCTATGCCTGCATGGCAATCTATGATAGATGCACAGCAACAGAATATCGGAAGGAATCAAGCCAATCTAAAAGAACAATTCGCCTTTGGAGGCGACCTTAAGAGTAGTCCCTTTGGGGATGCGATGCAGAACTTTCAGTCCCAAACTACTCTTGACCAGAATAGTTTACTGGCCCAAATGATGCAACAATCTATGGAATCTGCGATGGGTAGGAAACTAACTGCGGCGGAGACTTTAAGCGGAAATGAACTAGCCGCAGGTCAGACATTAGACAGTTCGGCGCTTGGATTTACTGGGCAGGCCCAGCAATCCGGAGAGTTTCAACAAACTCAGATGCAGAATGCTATTAATATGCTAATGCAAATGCTCCAGCAGGGAGCTTATGCGACACCAAATGTCATGCAGGGACAAACTGCCTCACAGACCTTTGGTAATATAATGGCCGGTCTGGGTGACGTATTTAAGGGCAGTGTATCTAAGACTTCTCCATAAGGTGAATATAAATGGCTAATGGACAAGGTCCGTTATCAAATGCGCCAGGATATTCTCCTGGACAGAATCCGTTGATTCCACAAGGTCAGCCTTCGGCTCAATCTGGGGGACAGGTTCAGCCTGACCAGGACGCGGTTAAGAAGCTTCTAGCTATGCTTGCACAACAAATGTCTCAATCTCAGGCCGGTGGACAAACTAACGTACCGTTACCGAAGGCCCCTCAACAGAAGTCCCAAACCAACGTAGAATATGGTGGTATAGCCGGTGGGATAATGGGTCTTATAGAAGGTCATAAGGCTAAGAAAGAGGCTTTGGAAACCCAGAAAGCGGAGAGTTATTATAATCAATTACAACAATTCTTGACTCCGACCGGCGACCCAAACGTAGATGCCCAGAATAAACAGAAGGCGGAGATGTTCCTCGGAGATGACAAGATTAGAAAGACTTTGGAAAAGGGACTTGGATACTTCCAGTTAATGGAACCTGAGAAACCTCCTCCGGAAGCCGTAGGCGTTCATCAAGCCATGAATAAAGGTAAGCAGAAGCCTACGGCTCAGGCTCAGCCTCAAAGACCGTCATTACCTCAAGGCGGCCCGATGGGGAATATGCAGGCTTTATTGAGTATGTTGAAGCCGTTGACTGAGGCGCAAGGTAACGTAGCTAGTACGACCGAGACTATATCTAGAACCAGTCAAATAAACCAGCAAATCGACCTAGGTAGTAAGACAACCGAAGCGAATATAAAGAACTTGAATGCTTCTACCGAAGCCACGAAGTGGAAGCTGGAGAATGACAAGAATCTTTCTCCTTTAGAAAAGGAGAATCTTGAGAAAGACCTAAAAACTAAGGATGCTCAGTTATCCGAATTCAATAAACGAGCAGAGTTATATTCTGCTGAGGCATCTTACTATCGGAGTGGAAAGATAACACCTCAATTTATCCTATCAAGTTATAGAACCGCTCTAGCAGGATTAGACAAATCTGCTAGTGATGCTTCTACTTTAATGAAACAGGCTCAGTCCGAGAGGGATAAATATCAGAACTGGCAGAATCAATATGCGAAGCAGGGAGTAATCTCCGATGACATTTTATCCAAACTCGGATTTACTAACATGGGAGATTTTACCTCTAAACTTCAACAAGCAGATTTAATTCTTAATGCTCAAAAGGCTGCTTATCAAAAAGCCGTCCAAGGAAGACAAAATCTAGCTCAAGTACAAACACAGGTTGTTAATGGAAGTATGCCTTTATCTAAGGCTATTGTAGACGCTTATAAGGCTGCTGGAGTTTCTATTCCAAGTGATGTAGTTAATGGAATTACCGCGGATGCTCCCCCTGACGCTACTGCACTTGATGATGAAATTATGAATCTGGTGAAATAATGGCTGCTCCACAAACAGGTCAACAGAGTATCTCTGATGATACTGTGAAAGCATTCTTGTCAGTTCCGGATGACAAGAAGCGCGAAGCTCTTGGAAAGATGAGTCCGGAAGCGAAGACGGCATTACTTGGGGGATTGAAGACTTATAAAGCTAAGAATCCGACTCAGACTCCGACGGCTACCACGCAAGTACCTCCGGTAGGACAGCCTACGACTCCTAAGGCTCCGCCTTCGTTCTTGCCGACTCAACCTCCAGTTCCCGCGGGTGAACAGATTAAGACGGGGATTAAGGGAATTGGGCATAATCTTGGTGCTATGGCTTCTACGTTCTTTGGTCATCCGGCCATCAGCCTACCGGCTGGAGCTATTAGTAAAACAAGTCCAGAAGTTAATATACCTGCTCGTGGTAATAGTATGACCGCCCATGACGTTTATGCATCTATGGACGCGATGAATAAGAACGTAACCGAAGCTTGGAAGTCAGGTCGAGTCGTAGAGGCTACGGCAAAGACAGCCTTAATGGCTGTTCCAGTTCTATCGGCTATAGGAAGTGGAGGAGACCCTCTAGCCGTGGCTGCTTCAATGGCTTTCGTGTCACCATGGTTGACCGACAAGTTTGACCAAGCCAAGAATGGACAGCCAATCGCTGCGGCCATAGAAGTGGCTGGAACTCTAGGAATACCTCATCTAGCTGGTAAAGCAATACCGAAGGTCAAATCCTATGGAGAAGCCGCAGTTAAATGGAATGATACGGTTGATAAGGCTGCTAAAGTTCGGAGTGATTCGTTCGATACGAGTAAAGCTGCGCTTATAAAGATAACGGCGGACATTAATAGAACTAAAGTCGGGAGTCTTGTTAAGTCTATTTCTGATGAGGACATGGTTCAGTCCGCGAATAAAGGGCTGCCAGGTTCCTTTGACCCTGCTTCGCTAAGTCAGAGACTTAATAAATTTAAGAACGAAGTTCTAGGCGGTAAGGCTTCGAAGGTTGAAACCCCCGCCGTAGAAAAAGCCACGAAAATGATTAACGCCCGTGGCAAAGCTATGTCATGGAATGATTTGAAACAATTAAGAACTTCGTTATTTGAGATTGATAAGTCTCCGAGAGAGACGGCAATTTTTGCCAAACTGGATGAGTCAATAGAATCGGAACTCTCCAAGAGAGCAAAAGACATTGGTCGGGAGGCTCAGGATAAGGCTTATAATACTATAACAAAAGCTATGTCCGAGCATAAGAACGGATTGCTTGGAGATTTAATTCACGCAGAAAATGACCAAGACTTCTTTGACACTTTGAAGAAGGCTAATAAATCAGTTGAATTAAAGAACTTAGATAGTGACCTAGCGCAGTTAGGTCTTCCTGATAATTACCTAAAGAACTTATATGATTCTCATACTAATATACATAGAGTGGTAAGCAACGCTTCCGCTGGATATTCTGGAGGAAAGATTTCATCTTTGAAACAACATCCATTTGTTGCGGGGACTGCGGGTGCTGTCGCATACGGGACTGTTCCAGGATTCGGTCAGAAACTAGTAGCAAGCTTAATGGCTACTATGTATGCTGCGGATTTGGCGAATCGTGCTGGCGCCATAGAGGAAATGAAGAAGCTTCCTTATACAGGGCCCCCGAAGGGATTACTTGGTAATGCTTTACAAGTCAAACCGGTAGGGCCGTCGCCTTTGAATCCGCCTTCTGCTCCGCAGGGAGGAACTCCGTTAGGAATGTCTCCTAGTCCAACACCGACTTCAAGCTCCGGTCCTCCCTCTGCTCCGACCGGAGGTCCGGCTACCGGAGGTGTGTCCCCTGCGCCCGCATCGCCACCTAGCGCACCTCCGGTAGTTCAACCTTCGGTTCCGCAGGTTAAAACAGTTCCATTAAGTGAGCACATAATCCAAGAAGGCGTCAGAGAAATTCAAGAAATTAAACGTGCGGAGCAGGCTAAAGTAACTAAGGTTCCTGAAGGTCAGCACGGGACCGGACCAGAAGCCGAGAAAATAAAAGGTGCTGAACGGAAGGCTAAAGAGCGAGCCAAGTCACTCTCCGAGCAACCTCGTGCCCCGAAACAAGGTGGCAAGCCAATGGTTAGTGAGTCTTCAACGGAGTTGACTACCGTTAAAGAATTAGAAGAACATATCGGAGAGCGTTCAAATGGTAAACTTATGTTGAGTGCTTTACGTAAGTATGCGAAGCAAGAAGGTATCGGATTAGATAGTGATATTTATAAAGAGTTTCTGAAAGAAGCCGTTCAGAAAATGGGTCCTTCGGAGAGAAAGACTTTAGGGACTAATATCCCGAAGGAGGTACCCTAAAGGAGAAATATTTTATCATAATACACCATTTGAGACAGCTCAAAAAATTATTGATGAGGGTTTAAAGACTACTGAACTAAATGAGAGAGATGAATGGACTGTACCTGTAGCTAAAGATATTAAAGTTGCAAAAGGAATAAAAACATCACAAGGAGTAGTCTTTGTAGGTAAAACTACAAACCCTTTATTTGACAAGTCGATAGATTATGGTGATGGTCTTAAGGGAGAGTATCAACATACTGGGCCAATATCACCTGATAATTTTACCGGGGTGATTATATCCTCAACACTCAAAGATAAGCCAGGTTTTGCAGAATTCGTAAGGAAGGCAAAGGCGAAAGGTTTGAAGATTGTATTTGATTAAATGAGATTAGGTTGTTTCTAGAGACAGCCTAGTAATGTCAACTAGCTTGACATTAATATACGAAGTAACCTATAGGAGATAAAAATAAAATGGCCAACACAAACGTAAGTCATGGCGAAGCCAAGAGTATTTGTGATGGATTGGAAATCTCTCCGAGCCAGCATCAACCGACAAGTCCTATCTATTCTCGCGGAGCGGAGCCCACGGCCTCTAAGAAAGCAGGCCGTAAGGCGTCCGCAGATAAGGGAGCAGAGAAGGACTTTGGGACGGCACGGAATAGAGCCGCGAAGAACGTCCCGAGGGGCTCTTAGCCTCCGACTACTGAACTGGTTCATCTAGAACCCGACCAACTATATTTTCGGATTCTGGATTAACTACACGAATCAGGTCAGCGATTTGAGTCGAACCCGGCACGAGCGAGAGAGTTATATCGAATACAATTCTCAATCGTGCCGGGATTCCTCTATCTTTAGCTACCAGTATCCCACCTTGATTGTATTCTAATATCTTTCCGACCCAAGTATGACCTTGAGGGGGCCGGAAATGAACAAGACTTCCTAGATGTAGTGTGTTACCAAGTAGGTCTTTTATTGGAATTACTTCTCCTTCTTTAGTCATCTTCGTCTTCTCCTAGTTCGTTGTCATAGTTAGGAACATCTCCGACTTCTTCTTGAATATCTCCATCATCGTCATCATCTATTGTATCCGGGCCATCTTCGATATTTTGTTCGTTTTCTGATTCGGGCATCATTAGGTTCCACTCCCTTCCAATTCAGGTTCTCCCTCTACTATGGCTAGTATTTCATCCTGATTCAATACACGGAATGCGGGCTGTCCTTTGAAACTGAGAACTGTTCCAGAATATAGTCCGTAGACCACTTTATCTCCGACCTTAAATCTAGAAGGCTCTATATCCTCTCCAACCGCCATTATCGTTCCGGTTGTTGGGCGGCGCTTCGCGGTCTCCGGTATTAATATCTGGCCCCCGTACTTAAATCCATCTTCCTGTACAACTATTCTACCCAACGTCGGATAGAGAAAGAACTGTTTCAAAACTGTTTCTTTTGTCATGGTATTGTTCCTCCTGGCGGAACGGCTCCTTGTTTAACGGATTTCGTACTGGCGTACATCGTCTTACGACCTTGTTGGTAATCGAATATAATCTTTGCTTCTTTGAAGGTAGCAAGAATCCTATCTAAGTCATCTGAGGTTACGTCCCTCCAATGAGCTTTTAAGATTTCCTCACGCGAAGCGAAACCTTTGGTTTCTATAAAAGCTAGAACTTTATTACTAGCTGCGACTAATTCCGATTCCCCTACCCCTCGAAAGACCCTCGGGATATTACTCGCAACCGATTCGACCGCGTCGTATCCTTTCTGGAAATCCTCCTTTGAGATGATAAGGTCATTCCCTCTAGATAAACTAAAACACATAGCCAGTTTAGAAACTTGAGCCCATTTAGAAGTCTTATACGAAGTAGTTGCCTCGTCATCGTAAAGGTCAGGTTCAGATTGTTTATATACATACTCGAAGAGAGGGACGGCTCCTTTGTCGAATTTGAATTCTCCTACTTGAAGGGACATATCTCTTAGGTCTTCGATGAGGTTAGATTTAATTGGAGAGTGATTTGGTATAACTGGCCAGGGGATGAACTGTTCTCTATCCTGAGCCACAACGAAGTTAACACGTCGCGTAAAGCCGCCTCCAATCGCGGTTGGAGGGATTGCTGAAATAAGCCATTCTTGAGTTGAGCCTCCGAGAAGTGATACGCAAGGAGAATCGATTTTATATTCTCCTTTGTGTCTGGTTCCATATATGAAGCTCCCTTCGTTAGAGTCCCATAGGTCGGTTAGAATGGGGATGGTAAATTGAGACGCCGTAACAAAAACTGAAAGTTCCCTGGATATAATGAAACAAGTATGGTCCATGTTGACGTTGACGGTTCCTGGCTTGGCCCCAGGGCCGATACCGGACCAGCCGTTGGAGAGCTTTTCAAGTATGTACTCAATGGTAATTCTATCTGATAATATGTTTGTGACATCTGCCTCCTGTAATATACGAAGCGCCGGATTTATAGCGGAGCCCTTTCCAAGTCCGGGGCGCCCGACTAGAACTGTGAACAAGTTAGGATAGAGATGAAAGTGTCCCCGTCCTATAAATACCTTACGCTTCATCGTCGCGGCAATAACCGTCAGACCAGACCAGAGGTGATAGTCTAACGGTGATTCTGATGCCGGCGCAATGTATCCCAGATATGTTGTAATCCAGTCTCGGAGGTGTCGAGGCATTTTGGATTAATCTCAATTTCGTTCCGAAGGTCATAGCCGATACCGAATTCTAAGGGAATTTTAATCTTTAACCCGTTGGGAAATTCTATTTCTCTATCGAAGGACTCTTCAAGTAACTTGATGGCTTTGGTAATCTCCGAGATGGAATCTTCCACTTCAAGAACAACTGCGTCGTGGCCGTCCATGAGGACCCAACCAGGTCGAACCGTTTCACAGTGCAATATAGCCAATCCTGTGTTATCTCCGACAGTGGATTGGGGGATTTGGGCGTATGCTTCTTTAAAGATTTTAGAATTATCTGCGCCAGGTCGAAGGCCAAAGAAGTAACGGCTTCGTCCAAATGGGGTGACCAAGGTTCTTGAGTCTCGAAGCTGCTGTTCGACCCAGTATTGAAATGTAGCTCGTACCTGAGGCTCAAGTTCGTGGAACCTCCTTAACATAAGCTCACAATAATCTTTGGTAATACTAAAGCCTTCTTTAGCTAGAGTGACGGCCATTGTAGGGGCTTTCATTCCATAATTAGCGGCATGACGTGTCTTCTTGCCCATATACCGAAAGATAGTACCGCAGGTTTTAGTGCATTGTTCTGGAGGCTTATTAAATAATTGACTGGCTAGGCGTTTATGACGGTCAATTCCAGCTTTTAGCTCATCTAGTCCGAATGAACCGCCTCCATTATCTGCTATAATCGAAGATACTATCCAATCTTCCGCTTGGCTTTGGTCGCAGTGGACAAATATCTTTCCTGGCCTCGACACGATGCATTCATAGAATCGTTTACCGAGTTCAGTTTTGTTAGGGAGGTTTTGAGCGTTCGAGCCAATTTTATGTCCGGATTCGGCAGTGAAAGGTGTCTCTGTTGAAGAACGACGTCCAGTTTTTGTGCCTCCAACATGATAGATTGAGTATAATACTGAATCAACAAGAGTTGCCTCCGCATACGTACCTTTAATCTTATTGAGTTCTCGTACCGAGAGTATTTCTTTGAGGACTTGATTTCCCGTCTGCGCAAAGGCTTCATTTAGGGCTTCCTCTCCAGTAGATTCTTCTCCAGAGTCTCTATCTTTTTTAAGCTTAATATGTAAGCTTCCAGTGATAACTTTTCTGAGTTGCTGAACGCTAGAAAGATTAAGGGTTCCTTGAGGAGTTTTGACACCCTTTGGTTGTCTAGGTACCACTTTGAGTTTGACTTCTTTTTCGATTTTTTGACAACTTTCTTCCAGCTTGGCATCAAGATACTCCTTAAACTTCGTTAACTTCGTTTGGTCAACTAGAACCCCTCTTTGTTCAATGTTATAGAATGCGTGAGCAAGAGGGAGTTCATATTCATAATAAAACTCACGGAGTGACTTGAATAACGGGAATGACATTTATTCCTATTTCTCAATCATTCTGTGAGGAATCTCTAGTCTGAACTCTACGACCGTAAACATACTATCCAGCGTAGCTCCTGGATAAACTTCGTTTAGACTTTTTAACATATTCTCTACGTTATCCCATCCTTCATCCCAGAATATGGAGAAGGGAATCCTTCGGAGCGGGGCTACGTATTGTAGATTTACAATGGCATGATAACCTTCTACTTCGATACTTTTGGCGAAGCGTCGGGCGCCGAGCCGTAGGCTTATACGTTTGGTTCCTGCAAGGATACCTTGTTTGAAACGGCCATGGAATTCTAGTCTAGTTTCTAGGGGACAACTATTTCCGTTCATTGAATTCCTTTTCTTGGGCTAGGTAGATTTCATAAGTACAAGCGGCGTCTAAGGCGTTGTAGCGCATCAGTTTTTCTAGTCCTGATTTCGGGGACCAGCCTTTCCCTTCTTCTTTCCAGAACGGTTGGCGAGTGTACTGAAGACCAAGAAACTCAAGTCTATGGCGCAGACTAGGCCAAAGAACATGATGACGTAAAAGAGTATCATCCACGTTCGAAATATTAACGTTGAAACCAAGACACCGTAACCAATGGGCATCGAAGGATGTGAAGTTCTGGCCTATAATCCTTTTAGTTGAAAGAATTTTATTCATCAATCTCCACAATACGCATAGTGAAGTCAGTGGGTAATTCCATAAAGACATTGATACAGCCCTGGTCGGACTTGTAGCAAAAGAGATAGTATAAGGGACTTTCCGGCTTAGAAGTTCTATGTCTATGGAAATAGGATTTGGAGAATTTACACAACTCACTAGGAAACTCACAGCATCTTCGTAGGAGGGATTTACTATCAAGTCTCTCATAGGGAGCGTATTGATAGTCCCATTCTCGGTGAAATGAGAGTATTCTTCTAATGCTTTCTGGAGAATCAAAACGCATATCTCACGCTCCGCATAATTTCGTAGAACAAAGGCAGGATGCGCCATCGGAATTACGTAGTGCGGCCATTGGAGAAGAGGACTTATTAAGAGACTTCCTCTCCATGACATGAATCCTTCTTTGTCTTCTTGATTCTTTCCGCGTTTGAATCTAGGTTTAGTTTCAGGACAAAGAAGGTTAGTGACAGTCTTTCCACAAGCGAGAATAAAGGCCGGTTTATATAAGATAAGCTCTTCGATAAATTGCTTAATAAAATAATCGATAGGTATACCAAGTTCAGATATACGTTTAATATCATTATCTGGAGGCCGAGTTTTATATGCGTTAGAGAAATATATCTTATAATAAGGAAGTCCTGACTCCCTAATCATTTCATCTAGTAATTTACCAGAATAACCTATGAAAGGCTGTCCATATAAGTCTTCGTCTTTACCTGGAGCCTCCCCATAAATGGCTATTCCTCCGGAGGTGTTCCCCTTGACTCCGACGTAACGAAGTCCCTTCGATAAGAGTGCCTGACGTAGGATGGAATCGGCGGTTTGTCCCGATTGAGTTGTTGGATTTCTAGGGTTGACATTCGAGGTTTCCATATCATTAGGTAGGAGCATGTATTTAGGCATTCGTGCCGAATATAGCCATCTTTGAAGGACTCTTTCAGAGATTTGTTATTGCATTTTGGACATTTGTGTAGACGTATTTTAATCTCAATCATCCCTTTCCTCAACTTCCCAAGAGTACATTTCTACATTGAATGGGTCCCAGGTTTTTATAGTAAGAATCTTATCACCTTCCCTGTAGAAGATTCGTAATCTACCTGGTCTACCGTCGGTTATGGATAAACCATCAGGAACTATATCCCCTTCTAGCCTTATTTTTGCAGTTCCAGAATTAAGTATCATAGAACCCTCTCGTAGATACGACGAAGCCATTCCATTTGGGCATATGAAATATGCGTAGCATCTCCGAATCTGGTAAACTTGTCATCTAGTTCATTTATGAAAGTACCTTCACCTTCGGTGAGGGACTCGAATACTTCGGATAGTTCGTCTACTAAACGACGGGCTTCTTGAACTTCGGCGGATTTTATATGTTCCATTAGAGGTCGGCTCCTTGATAAATTAGTAATGTTCTTATATCAGGTGGTTCATAGTTAGGGCCTTTTATAACTTTTCCATCTTCTCGGTAGAGTGGCTTCCCATCCAGTCCAAGTTTAGATAGGTTAGATTTATGTATCTCGTTTACTACGGTTTCAAGGTCAATTCCGTATTCAATAGCCGCCCCAAATACAACGTATGCAAGGTCTCCTAAGGCGTCGGCTACCTCAACAAGGTCATTAGATATAGACGCGGAGCGTAACTCTTCTAGTTCCTCTTCGATTAGATTTTCACGAAGTAGCTGGCGTTCTCTAGAAGGGAAGCTTGGAACATGAGCAGTATTTACCTCGTATTTGTCATGAAATTCTAAAACTTGTTCTTGTATTTTATTCACCTTTTATCAACCTTTCCGCATCGGAACGATTCATCGAAGGTCCGATATACATAAATACGGCACACCTACGCCCTCCAAAGCCTCCAACAGTTGAAGTTTCACCTCTTTTGGGACTGAACTCACCTGAATTCTTAACTTGGATCCAATCCTTACTTCTCTGATATGAACGTATCCAGGCAGGATGGTTCGGATAAGAATGAAGTCGGTATCCCACAGCTTTATGGGCGCTAGCCACTGTTCCGGCGAGTACCATAGCGAGTCCCAACCCCTGATAATCAGGAAGCGTGACCATGCGTGTGAATCCACGAATGTCGTTAACTCTTGGGTGAGGTCTATGCAGAACTCCGCACATAGAAGCAATTCTATCTCCGACGTAAAGTCCATAGCACCGAGCCGCCTTATTGAGGTCTTGACTCATATAGTGAAATTCACGGAAAAGGTTCCAAGTTTCGTATTTGACTCTTGATATTGAGACATTAATTGGTGGCCGGCTGCGCCGAAGGGACCTCCAGGTAAGTCGGATAGGATTACCTGGTTCGAGGATCCAATCTGGGTCGAGCCATTCAATTATGTCGTAATGACAAGAGGCTGCTACAAATTTCCTACCTGTTCCTGACTCTCGAATATACTTTTGAACAGCATAGCTGGTTGTTTGAGCTACTTGTCTGTCAACAACCGAAGTAAACTCGTCAATGGAAACCAAATTATTAACGCTAAGAAGACGCCTAGCAATATCGCAGCGAAATCGCTCACCGTTAGAGAGGACATTATATGGGCGTAGCCAAGCAGGAATCGTATTAAAACCCACAGACTGACAAGCGCGAGCAATATCTTCCATGGATATGTCCGGAAAGTCATCAATAACACTTTTGGATACCCAGTCAAGTTGTTCAGGTTCACCGAATAGTCCTTTCAAGGTTAGGGTCTTACCACAGCCTGAGGGCCCCACTATCAATCCGACTGACCAAGGTTGTGAATCAAGATTTATATCACCTTCCAAATTTACGGAAAGTTTATCTTCGATAGGTACCTCAAACATGGAACCTAGCATTTCCACCCTATGGGTGCGTTCTATAAATGAGTCTTTTATAATTGATATTTTCATGCCACCACCGGTATACACTTTAGTCCCGCACTTCGTAATTGTGCTAGTAAGGTTTTCTGTTGAGCCTCGTCATCGCAGGTTATGACTATCTTATATACGTATACTGTAGCTACTCGCGGTGCGGCCTTCCCTGAAGCCGTAGCGATAGCAAGCTCCAGCCGCCTTTTGGCTGCTTCTCTGGAAGGTTCCTTAGCCAAGATTGGTAACTTGTTTATTAACGCTGCCATGTCAAGGTCATTAGAAGTATTTTCTGGTGACTCTCCTATCATAGCCGCTAGGCTACGGACACCAAACCCTCTAGGCTGTCCAGCTTGCGGGGCGCCTGGAATTGGGGGGCCGTGAAGAGACTGCATTAACTCTAAGAGCTTCGCTTTACCTTTAACTTGTTCTACCCAGGAGAGTTCCTTCCTACGGATGTTCTCTTCCATTTCAATAGCTACGCTTAGGAGTTTAATCTTGGGGTCGTCCGACCGAAGGTCTTCGCGCCATATGTAATGCTTCGCATGTTCAAGGTCGGTCAAGCCCATTTGTTTCATAGCGGTGAGACGACGTTCCCCAGCCACCAATTCAATATGAGTTAAATCGTTTTCTTGAGTTTGTTTCAAGACTATCGGCTCAATTAATCCGTGTTCCTTTATGGAATTGACTAGACCTTGAATGTCTCCGAGGTCTTTGCGGATACGATTGGAGATTATGATTTCGTCTATTTTGATTGATTCCATTACTCACCTTTGTGGAATTACAATAACACTACCAGGTTTTCCCATTTTAATAGCTTGTTTAACTGTCCAACATCCGCCAGATTTTACGTGCTTATCTGTTTTACAGTGATAACAAAGCTTAAATTTCATCCCCGTATACGAATCTGGTAGCTTGTCTACCGTAATACAGTATATAATATCACTATGTGATGCTATTTGCAGATTACGTTTTTTATACCCTTCCCAAGAAAGAGTTTCTGGTATAAACTCTGTCACTTTCAAGTGTAATTTTCTACCTAACTCTGCTGCCCATATGTCAATACCACCTAAATGACAGCCGCCACTAACCACCTCAGTAACATTAGGCATCATAATAAGCCTATTAATCATTTCTTGAGCATCTATTTTTGTAAGTTCATTGAATTTAATAGCCTCGCTACCTACTATTCCAATCTTCATAATTCTCCGAAGGAGAGAGGGCAGTCTTTACCGACCTGCCCTCTTTTATGTCAACTATCTTGACATTAATATCAAGACAGCGAATCTACTTAGCCAACCCGGAGGGGTGCTTCTGAGTACACCCGGGAACGGAACAGATATACATATCGACTTTGGAGTTGGTCTTGCCGTTGTATTCGGTCTGTTTGAGGAACATCTTTCCTACGGAACCAGACAAAGGACCGACGTAATTCCACTTTGTGGGGTCATCATCGGGGCCGAGGAACTCTCCAGCCAGACTAGACCCCCCATTTCCGTCTGGAACCAGTGGAAGTCCGAAGGAATGAGTGAAAGCTTCTAGAATCCACGCCGCGCCAGTGTTCAAATTATCAAAGATTTGACGGCCGGCGTGTTGGGGGTGATTTACAATCTTGATTATTGGACGAAGATTAACGGAGTTCTTATCTTTGGAGTATTTAGGCTCAAATCCCTCCAAGCGTAGCTCGTAAAGTCCGTCCGGAACGGCTGGAGGGCCCTCAAGACTTTCCTTACTCATGGTGATTTTCGGCATCTGTTTCTCCTTTTGGCATGGCTATTTAGATACACCAGCTATTACGGTCGTGACTGCTTGGGTCCCACTGGTGGGTAATGCCTTCGTTTGACCAGAACGAATCTTGTGCTTCGCAATCATGGCTTCGATATTAGGTTCCTCAACAGGATCAAGAAGCATTGTTGTGGCTGCGTCCATGGAATAGTCTGGAAGGGGATATACTCTCGGTAGGTATCGTACCCCTTTTGAATCGGGTACTGCGGTAAGGCGGACCCTCCAAACCTCGTTAAAATACTTGAGAAGAGACTTATACCTAACTGGATAGATTGAGACTCGACCGGTATATTTAGGCTTCTCCTGAGTAGAGTCAACGGCCTCCTCCGCGGCTTCGTGGAAAGTGCAGAATACATTGATTGGTAAAGCGAACGCTCTCATTACTACTTGACTGACTCCTTGCATTTCAGCGTTCCATGCGTCAAAGTTCTTCGCTACTCGAACCTCTGCGGTAGGACCAATCTTAATCTTCCGGCAGAGGTCTGGATTATTATATGTTTCGTAATCCATCATGCATTTAGCGAAGCTAGACATAGAATCAAATGAAAGACCAGTAATCATAGTTTCTACAGGAACACTAGGGAATAACTTTATTCCTGTTTTAGAGTTAGCCAATTTGGATAAATCTAGCGAAGCTTCCAAGCCGGACATTATATCTAATACATCTTCTACTACTTCTGGAAGTTTGGGGAATTGAGGGTCTTTTAATGTTATGGCATAAACTCCTTTCCGCCCAGCGACGGCTTCGGCTCGTTGGTCGAAATCTAGAATTAGAGTATTACCTCCGGTAGTGGCCGTAAGGCAAGACTTGCCGTTCTTCTCTGGACCGATTACAGCGACACGTAACCGACCCGTAGGGGATTCCTTTTCCATTTCACGGGCTTCAATCATTTATTCTACTTCCTTTAACTCAAAGGATACGGCATCATCCATTTCAAGAGTTTGATTCTGAACTTGTTTTATACGAACATCTTGATACATTGTATCAGCATCTACGAATCGAATGGTGACTCTGGAGATTCCATCAATGAACTTATAGCCTGATTCTAGACAGACTACCTTACCTTTAAGAATCAACTTTAACCTCCTCTTCTTTCTTGGTACGTCCGGGAATCCACGCTGCGCGTTTCATAAAATTAGCCTGGAGAACTATTTCTCTAGTTTCTGGAGTCTTGTCATCCACTTGTTGGAAGGGACACGGACGACCCCATTGATTGCCGCAGGCATACTCATTCCAAGGCCATCTTCCAGATTCGAAATATTCACGTAAGCGGGACGCTTGGTCGATACGACGAACTTTCCACTCTTCAAGCTCGGCTTGTGTGTAACCTATCATGAAGCGTTTGAAACGGGGACGTTTCTGTTCTCCGGTCTTCTTGTCGGTTGAGTCAGTTCTGGCACATGCATTTACTACTACTCTATCTACCGGAAGGTCGTATCCCATGTTCTTTAGAATAATTTGTGCAGCAATAATATAACCAGGCAACTGAATGTGAGGCTTATACTTAAGATGGGTAAAGTTGTCAATTTTGGAAATAGACTTATGGTCAACAGGGTGGACCCGGCTATTATTGGCAATGACGAATAAATCAGGTTGACCCATCCAATAGAGAATAATCTTATTAGTTTCACCAATCTTAACCTCTCTATTTCTTCCGAAGGAAGCTTCGGCAGCGAGAATCTTCCAATTGACGTAGTCAATAGGGAGCTGACGCTCGGCATACTCCGCTATCATAGTGACCGCGCCAGCCTTGCCTCCGAATTCTTTATACATTTTGGGGTGGATTTTATCTAGTTCTTCCATGTTTAATTCGTTCCATATTCGCAACGCGAGACTAACGAGTTCTTCTCCGGTCAGTCTCTTACCTTGGAACATAGCCCCATAGGTGTGTTCCATTACCACTGACCACCAAGAACCTAGGTCTCTAGCCCAGGGCCGGTCTCCTTTCGGAGTCAGGTTCCGTACGTATTGGTATTGGAACAGTTGGGGACACACCCCGAAGGTCCCTGTCATGGAAGCGTCCATGTACATGGCCCAACGACCGTCGGGGAGGACTTCGTATATTTGGCCTGGTTGGACTGGTTCAACCATTATATTCAGCCTGTACTTTCACGAATCTACCATATTTGATGGAGTTGTTATGTTCGTCGGTGAAGAACATGGTAAAACTAAAAGGAAGATTCTCAGTCGCCTTCATTACTTGATTAAGATGAAGGGACGGTTTTGCTTCTACATGTCTATCTTGACCTCTATTTTCCGCTCTATGACGTACTTTATACTTTTTCATTTATTCTCCTTATTCTGAGCCAACTTCTGTATTAGTAAGATTAATTTCTCCTTGGATAGACCTAATTTACTCAAAGCTCCCATAGCAGACTTTAAGTCATTTCCTTCTCCTACGGATATAGAACGTTTCGCGTGTAGTGGAGAGGCCTCGCCATTGAGCTTGGCCCTTTCGTTGGCTTCGTTAGTCATTCGGAGAAGTTGAAGCCTAGAAAACTTCGTTGTACGGAGTTCGAGTGAATTTTCTACTTGATTCTTTATTATTCGACGATAATCGAGGATTACCTCCGCTTCTCGAACGGCGGCTTGGAAGATTTTCAACTCTTCCCGGAGTTCATCATCGGTCATTTCGGATATAATAACTTTACGGCGCATCCAGGCTTCGCCGGTGAGAACTATTTGACGGCCTTTATGACGGACTTCGTCTGGGCCAATCAAAGGTTCGTCTTTTATATCATCATGAATCTTCATTGGATTATAACACGAAGTGCAACTAAGATAATCCTCCGAACGGTGCCTTCGGCAAATTGGTAAGCGACAAGTTTGACAGTGAAGTTCTGGAGAATGAAGTGGTTCTTTACAAATATAACATAAAAGCTCGACCGAGCCAATTATAGGACCGTGGTCTTGTTCTTGGTCTTCCATTTATTGAGACTCCTTACGGACTTGCTCTAGAATGGCCGCGACATTTTCCGGCGAAGAGAGCAAGGTGATGAAGTCAATGATTTCGAGAAGGCCGCATCTCTGACAGTTATCAGGGTCGCGGCCATCCTCAGCATCGGACTCGTAGCACTCAGCGCCACCGAAATGCTGCATCTCACTCTCAATTTCCAGTAGCGGTTTCTTGGCCCGCTCCACCACCACCTGCACCAGTCGTTGCTCGCTGGCCTTCATCATTTCGGCTTGTAGCGCCATTCCCTGAGCTATGCCAGCCGCATAAGCATCAGTCTCTAGTTGACTCGGCTCCAGCTTGGCGGAGTCGGCGGCGAGGTCGGGGTTAGTCATGGTTTCACCCAATCGGGACAGCCACAAGGCTTCTGAGGCGGTCCTGGCCTTTCACAGTCATAGCCGATGCAGCGAAATTTGCAGTTAGGGTCGGTCGCTGGTACGTTGTCAGCATCATCGTGCCGATGCCAACTCTGAGGATGGCCGCAGCGTTTGCAAAGTGGCTCACTCATTCTGCCTTCCCCTTTCTGGCCGCATCCATGATGCGATAGCTCAATCCTACGGCGTTCCGTTGTCCTTCGTGTCTCTCATTCGCGTGGGTCTGAGGCTGGAATTGAAAATCAATCGGCAGCCCCGTACGCTTCGATAGGTGCTCTGAAATAGAAACCGTCAGCAGTAGCCAACGGCTATCGTGCTCCCAATGCAGTCCAGCTAGAGGGAACAACTCCGCGAACTTGGCATCTTCCATGATGAAACGAATGTCTACGTCACGCCAGTCGGGGCGCGCCAGTGCAGACCCCACCACGTAGCAGCCGTACCCATCGAAGGCCGCGCAAATATCTCGACAAGCCATTTCAAGTGCAAAGCAGGCTGGTGCTCCGATGTAACACGGCTTGCTCACGGCTTCCCCTTTCTGGCCCACGGGGTCGGGGTTAGTCAATGGGCTCATAATGCTCCTGTGGGTCTGTTTGGCCTTCGGTGCTAACTGCCAGTGCAGCGGCGTAACGACAGTCGGGTTGGTGAATTACTTTATTATTTGCTCCGATTGATACCCTACAGCTACAGCATTTCCATCCAGCTTGTGTCTGATAACCTGAACCAAATGATAGCGGCTGTACACCTGGACAGAATCCTAGTGCCCATCTCAAATCTCTCTTCAATTCTTCGATGCGTACCTTTAATGGGTTCGTGACTCCATCTAGCGCGTCCTGAATTACTTTGACCCCAACCTGTGTGGAAAGTTCTCCACCAGCCGTCCTCTGCATCGTGATGAACTGGAAAAATAACCTCTCTGCTGCTGTGTCTTGGCTCACGGCTTCCCCCTTTCTGTTTCCATCGCTGCGCGATAACAACCCACCTTGACACTTTGGACACGGTACATATTCGGCAAGGTCATCGGAGTGACCCGCACCAGCGGGCCTTGATAGGACTACTCCTGTTCCAGCGCAGGTTGGACATCCGACAATTAATTGCTTGCTCATTTGCGCTCCTTGGCCTCACGGACTTGGGACTCCAACTCGGAGATATAAGCAGCATCCGATTCACACGATGGCGAGTAAGTATTTCCGCGTCCTTCAATCCCAGCAACAACGCGCCAAGAAACAATGGAACTCCATCTACGAGCAAACCACTTTTCCGCTTCATCTAGCCGCGCCAGCTTTCGCGCTTCCTCCTTGGCGCGTTCGAGGTCGGCGGCGGTACACGGCGAGAATGTATGTCCGCACATCGTGCAGAGCCATTGCGAGGTCCAACTTCCATCGTCGTTGCGTCTCGGGTCATGCCTGACTGATAAATGGGCGCAGCATGGCCCTTGTATCTCAATCTCACCGTGGGCCAATCCTGGCGGATTCTTGCCATACTTTGATTCACTCATCGAGAAACCTCCGAATGTCGGCGCAGAGCTTTTGCGCGGCCTCATTGTCTGCTGTGTTGCGACTGAGAAACGATTCGGTCAAAGATGCCGCAACGTAAAATCCTGACTGCCGCAGCAACTCCCGCGCCTTCTCCAGCTTCCCTTTGTAGGCTTCTGCTAAATTTTGGGCAGCTTCAAGTCTCAGCCAAGCATGATGCGCCGTGGTAACTCCATCTCCGAATAGTCGCTCCAGTTCTTCACATTGAGTATAGAAATTATCAAAGCCAATTTCAAACTCGTCCCGCTCATGTTCGACCCGCTGTATCTCCTTGCGCATTTCGGAAACTACACGCATCCGTTCCTTCTCGTCGGTTCTAAGTGGGTCTACACAGGCTGGATGCTCCACTTCATACTCGTCCGCTCCGAAATGTTCCTTCGCTTCGGCTTCTTCGGTGAACACGGCGTTGCAGTGAAAGCATCGCCAATGATGTTCCAGCTTCCCTTGCAACGCGCGAGCCTCGGAGAGTTCGCGGCTGAGTAAATCTGCCAGTGGGACAAAGGCGTGAAAATCGCCGTGTCCAGCCCATCGTTCTGCTCGCAGGCAGAATAAGCGGCGTTCTGGCTCGTAGTGAAAGCATGGCGGTCCTTGGTTCAAGACAACCTGCATCCAGTCTGCATTTTTGGCGGCTTCGATAATGGCCCCGAACGTCTTTGGCTCACCCGCTGGTTGGTCAGTCATTTATTAACCTCACTCATTTCAATAGCCATTTTAATATCTTCTATTTTTGCGAGAGGGGCGTGGATTCGTCTTATTGCTGGATTATTCGGAGAAATATAGAGTGCATCTCCTTGACTGAGCAGTTGTTCCGCTCCACCTGTATTAAGTATTGTTCGTGAGTCTGTTTCAGAAGTTAATCTGAAAGAGAGACGTGCTGGGAAGTTGGCTTTAATATTACCTTCAACGACTTTGACAGACGGCCGCTGGGTCGCGGCAATAATATGTATCCCTGTTGCTCTAGCTTTTTCGGCAATTTTGCCGAGTGAGTATTCCGTACGTTTGCCATAGCTTCGCTTGTCCCCTTCTTCGTCTTTAGTTATGTCTTGAAGAGGGCTTGCAAGTTCATCTATTACCACTACGATATACGGCATCTGACGTTGAGGAAATCTTTCGTTATATTGACTGATATTCTGACAGGAACTACGTGATAGCGTTCCAAGTCTAGTGTCAATATCATTGACAATAATATCAAGATACTTTAGTATATCTATTGTGGAATAAGCCACTGGGAATAGGAGATGTTTAGCGTTAGCGAAATGGTTGAATTCGACTTGTTTTGGGTCGCATAGAACGAAGCGGAGCTCCGTTGGTGACTTGACATAAATCAAGGAGGCTAGTATGGAATTCAACAAGGTTGATTTTCCACCGCCAGTAGAGCCAGCAATCAGGAGATGCGGTAAACCAATAAGGTCTTCGATAACGAAGTTTCCCATATGGTCTATTCCGAGGCACAAAGGGATTTTGAAAGAATCCTTTACTTTCCATAATTCTGTTACAGCATCCCTAAATAATAGCGGATGCTTCTCCTTGTTGGGGACATAAATTCCTATCGAAGACTCGCCAGGGAGTCTCCGTACTTGAACGGCTTCGGCGCTTAGGCATATAGCCAAGTCTGGAGCCAGTCTTTCTACCGAACCTACGCGAGTAGCGTTCTTAGGGACGAATTTATATAATGTGACTATGGGACCTTCATGTACGTCTGGAAGGAATTCTCCATCTATTCCCAGAGAGGTTAGTTTAAGTTGTAATTTCGCTAACGTAGCCAAATGATTTGGGTTCATAGATTCTTCACGTATTGATTAAGTGCTTCGATGGCTTTCTTCTCTGTTTCATACGGGCCGTTAAGCTGCTCTGCTTCATCACAGAAATACCAACCAGCCCCGCTACATTGGCCCCGTAAATCCATTTTATCCAAATCCTCTTTTAGAACTTCATAGATATAGCGTTGTGACCCAGTTCTCATGAAGCCCTCTTCGAAGAATCCTCAATACATTCTAGGACGGCGATAACCATCGCAGATGCGCCTATGAATTGCTGTTCGTCTCTTACATGTAAGGCGACTACACGTAGAAGGTCGTTATATTTCTCGTAGACTAATTTACCGTGTTTTTCAAAGGCTTTGTAGTCTCTACGAGAAAGTTCACATTTTGATTCTAACCACTGATGGAGGGCCTCTGGCTCTACGAGAGCCAAGTATTTCTTCATGACTTAACCTCATTCGCTCCTGCGGTTAGGAACAGCTTCGCTGCCTCACTTCGTGTTTCAGGTAATAGAAAATGCATCGCTTGGGCGAAGGAACTTGTATCCTTGAATTTGACGAATAAACCTCCGGTTATCTCGGAGAGAGATTTGAGTAGTTCTTCCCCACTCGAAGAGTCTCCGATATGGATACAATCTAGAGGGATTTCTTTCTCCTTGAAGGAGCGGGCCCAATTTTTACATCTTTCGGAACTATCTGGCTGGCCGTCAGATATGATAATGCCTCTGGTCATTTTACAATTCTGGAAGGAATATTCCATCGCCTCCGACATTGGAGTTCCTCCGGAGGCTTCGAATGACATACAATGGAGCCATAGAGCAGTTTTGTCAGTCATTAGAGGAAGGCGAAGTCCGTTCGGAAACGTTTCAATCGCTATCGCGGTGTTGGAGAAATCTGCCTTTTGGACGAAGTCCTGGACAGCGGAGCTTAGGTTACTAATTCTTTCTCCACACATGGAACCAGAACAGTCTAACATGAGGCAAAGCCTATGTTCCATTTTTAATGGGTCAAGACCTTCGGTAGAACCGTCAGTAGAACCAATCTCCTTATGGAGCTCCGCTTGTGCGATTCTTGCTGACAAGCCTCCGGAGGAAATGACATTAATCTTACGCTTATTTACTAAATCTGCCATAGCGAATCCTTTCGGATATCCTTTCGGATATCTTTATGCAAAGTCCTCGTTCCAAGTTACAAGAATGAATAATGCCAGTATGGCCAGAGGCCACATCCCGAAAATCAAGAATACAACTAGATTAAGTAACCAGAGTATCTTGTTTTTGTTCATTTTGTTCTTTCGGCTTTTCCCAGAGACTCTTGAACTTTCTACGAATAGCAACAAAGGCTTGTGGAGTCCCAATTAAAATATTACCCATTGAATCTGATGAAAGACCTTTTTTCCTTATTTCCTCAACGAGTTGTTTGTGTTCATTGAGTATACAATCTCTATATTGATAGAGACCGTTATTATGCTGAGTAATACAAAGACCGCACGAAGGTATATGGTCGTAGGGATATTTCCCAATGTTCCAGTTTGTGTAATTTGCTTTTTGTGGCTTTTTTGACATGTTATACTCCGTATACTTCTTTTTGTATCTTTTCCCATATTGCATTAAGTCTGGACATTTTCTCCATATTGCCGCCGTGGTCCGGATGAAGTGTGAGACTTGCCTTTCGATAGGCACTTTGTGCCGCGTCGAATGGAATCAAGCGCATAAACTCCGATAGGAGACTATCCGTTGTGTCAAGTTTCTTGACATTAATGGATGAGTTAGTCTGCTGGTAGGCAGCTTCTACTTGTTGTTTGGAAAGGACGACTACGTTCTGGACTCCGTATACAAGTTCGCAGAGTTTAACAGTGCCATTAAGATACTTTTCGGTAAATGTCCATATCTTCGTATTAGGGTCGAAGGTACGTTCGGAGACTGGAATGTTCTTCTTCAAGAATGTTATTAACTCAGGCTTGAAATCCGCCGATAGCCGATAGGCTTGAATGGACTTGTCCCAATAGATTTTAGCTTTTGCCATAGCGTTTGGAGTTCTTCTTCCTTTCTTCGGCATACAACTATAACAAGTAAATCTCCTGCTACCCGTGAACTGTCCAAAACATATATTACATACTTTCATATTCAACTAAAAAGTCGAAGGTCGGTCACCAAAAGGGCTGATTACTTCGTATAACCTTTCGATGACCGACCTGGACCCTTCGCTATGGCAAGCGAATCCTTCGGATAAGACTTCTATCCGAGATTGTATCGAAGATTAGGCGGTAGCTCCCAATCCTTCGAGAATCGAAGCCAGTTCGTCCACCGACACGGAACGCTTGAGCAGCTTGGAAAGAGCATTGGCTGCCTTTTCCTCTGGAGAAGCCGACTTGCGTTCGGTGACGATATTGTAAATATCATGGAGGTCGTAAGAACCCTCCGTAGGAGTGAAATCTTTTGCCAACATTGTCTTTCGGATGAAGCCCTGAGCCTTGAGATCAAGGGCGGTGTTAATCAAATCGGCACGTTCCTGCGGATTAGGGACAAGTTCTTCGAAGTCCGTAGAACTGGACTCGACTGAGACGTTATGGTAGGTATAGGTCTGCGAAGCCTCAACCGAGGCGGTTTCATTATCCGCGGTGAGTTCCTCAATCCATCCTTGTGCCCGCTCCTCTTCGAGGACAGTTGATTTGGTCTTTCCCTTTTCGGTATATGACAAACGTACCCTTGTTTCCTGACGTGTTGAAGGCATTTGGTTTTGTTTCTCCTTTGTGATTTGACTACTAGATTCGATGCCCCGCATCGAAGATGATTAAAATTTAGCGCGTTTCGCGCTGATTGTCAAATTGATGTTCTTTTAACTCATCAATAAGACTACTAGTTTCAAGAGGTTGAGAGCGTAGCTTACGCTTTGATTTTCTTGTTTCTCTCTTACGCTCCGCGTCTTGGATAGCGGATATGTCATACTTATCAAGTTCTTTGGTCATTTGGTGAACCTCTCCGGTACTACGAAGTAGATACTAACGTATACCAACCAAAGATAGAAAGATATGCCTAACGCGGCTAGGAATCCGATTATCAGGCTACGAATTCTCATTGGATATTTCGGCCCGACGTAGTCGTAGTCAGGAATATAATCTCTATTGATGTATTGCCTTCCCGACATAGCGCACTCGGAACAGCCGGAGCCGTGACAGAAAAAACAGGAGATGGATTTGTGTTGTCGGGTCATTTCGGTAACTCTGCTATTTTGTGGAGCAGCTTTTGGATCTCAATCACAGTTAGATATCCGATAACATCCGAGGTAATCGGAGTTTTGTAATCCAGATTGAAATGGGCGAACACACCTTTTCCATTAGTAAATTTGATTACCGCTAGTTCAGCCAATTCTGGGCCTCCATAACTATGTCTGTGTTGAATTATGGAGGCTCCGTAGTTATTTGGGAACCTAAACTTGCGTTGGGTGCTGTTATAGAAATCGAGGTTAACGACTGTTGATTGGGTTCCCTTGATATTTGACATTAGAAATGGTCTTCCTCTCTAGCGTAGTTCATATAACCATGTTCGAGAATACGTTCGTTTCGTAGTGTATTCTTGACACAATCTCTTGGTATGAGCATGGTTAATTGAACCGCGCTTGGATTATCCATTTGATTCTGACTATCGAAACAACGCTTACATAAATTCTTATGTTTCCGTGCATATTGATTTGTGGTTGTCTCGCCGCACGATTTACACGGAGTTTGATATTTTCCATAGCGATATGGAGATTTCATAGTTTAATATCTCCAGGAATTGTCAAAAGACTCCTCAAAACTCAAAAGAGTGATTTCGTAATCTCGTATCGGAACGTCAAATCCCTTTTTACTATTCAATTTCCATTTGCGTAATTCTGCGGCGGTTATTACTTGAACTAGTTTCTTGGTATGTTTGTTGATTACTTTGTACATAACGTATTTACTTTTTACCTCCATTTCCTTTAAGAATTTCATCTATCGAAATTGTTTCCGGAGGAGAAATCTTTCCATCAGAATCTCTGGTCCATCCTTCGGGTAATTCTTTGCTATTAGCAGCTGATTCCTCTACCTGTTTATTCGGTGGAGGGGCTACTATATATCCTGCCTCAGTCAATGCAATAATCACATCTGTTTGTGACCCACCAGCGTCATTAAATCGTTTGGCTATCTCCTCAGGAGTTTCTTTTCTTGTTGAAACGAAGGAAGACATTTTAACTGGGAGAGTGCATTCCATTGTGGTATCAAATTCAAATCCACATGACTTACACTTAAATGAGGTTATCGGTTTCTTTAACCTATCCGATAACCATTCCGACTCACGCGACCGGACGTACACGCCTTTAGTAGCGCAGTTATAACAATGCGCGTAGTTACGCCCGCATTTACAGGTGGGAATCGGAATCATTTAAGTATGCCTTTTTGCTTAAACAAATCTGTTATAAGAGCCTTTCGTTCCTCTGGAGAGAGATTGGATATATTCGGCGCGTCGTCCGCTGCCTGTTTACGTGTATTATTATCAAAATCCTCCCCACAATGTCTACAATGAAAAGCCATTAATACCTCTTCCATCTTTTCATTGGTTACTGGGTCTATTACGATGTAGGTCTTTGACCGAGACTTGACGGCGTAGGTGAAACCCGAACCGCAGTGTGGACAACTGATTCGTCGGCGCATGGAGAGAGTCTAGCGCGTTCGCACTAAGTTGTCAAGTACTTTCTAAGTCGTTCAGAATCAAGCGCATAGCGACGTTCGCGCAACGTGTTGTGTGTTGTGTCTGACTTGTCGTGCTAAGTCGTGTCGAGTCAACGAGTTAGCGACTGTGACTTATCTGTACACTCTCTCTCTCTGTATATACACTACTACTACGTAGGAAGTTAACACTCTCACTCGAATTGTGAGAGAAGATTGAGAGAGAACCAAAACCAAACCAATTTCACTGTTCGGTAATTCCAAAATGCCTCATTAGGCGCTGGAGCGCCATGACACCAGATTCCTTGGAACGATTGCATTTAATACAAGGACTGAACAACGGTATATTATGGAAACAATATACCGAGCGGTGTTCCGCGGAGACATAGATAGCTTCGCGTTCGATAGAGGATTGAACTCTCCGAGTGCTGGGCGTAGGAAGGGGCGCGCTATCACTAGCGGCTTTCCTCTCATAATGTCTCCGGATAATACGGCTAATAGATGCCATTGTATCCTCCGGTTTTATATTAGTGTCAAGAGTGTTGACATTAACCTAATCACCCACCTAGCGCGACCCTTTAGCGTCGCGCATCTCTATTACCGAGTCTTACGAGACTTGCGGATCTCCGCAAGCTTGTACGTGTGGTCAATTGCGGCTTGGGCAATCATGGCGTTACGTTCCTCCTTGGACAGGCCCTCGCCTGCCTGAAGGACTTCCACGATTGTGTTATTGAGGGTAATGCCGGCAGTCTTGGTTTCGCGGTAAATCTCTTTATTCTTCCAATCCTGCCGCTTCGAATCTACTCCACGACCGAAAAGGTCGCGCAGCGTCCCGTCCAAAGTGAACGGCTCACCGTGTGCGGTGTAGTCCTCTTGCATCCGATACAACGTGGTCAAGAGAACGTATGGAAAGTCCACCGCTTCCATGATGATTGTCTTACCCTCACGGGTGACAAAGTTCATCGCACCGTTGGGAAGGCTTGCTACTAGTTCCTCTGTCTTAGTTGCCATAGCGATTCTCCTCTGGGCTTCCGCCCATGATGCTTTCGCATCGTAGATTGAGACCAAAGGGCCTCGCTAGATGGGTGATTTGATAGACTGTGACTGGCGCAGGTACTACCTGCGCATCAAAGGCGTCCTGACTTCTGAAGGAAGACAACCAGTTGATTGACTACCTCTTCTGAAGTAAAGGCTCCGTCAAGATAACCCATGACCAATCGGATGAGTTCCTTGACAATACCCTGATTTACTTGTACTTCGATTATGTCCTGTGCCATAGCGTAGTACCTCCGCTAGTCACAGTCTACGAGTCTATTGACTCTCATTAGTTCTAAGGACATTCCTGCCCTTTATGAGTGCGCTACTTTCTGTCTCTCACTCACTCTCAGCTACAGTTTACTTAGCGTAGCTTACATATATAGTGTCCGAATATGAGAATCGTGCGAAGCACGTAGGCTCAAAATTTAGAAATAGGAGTAGATGTATATTAGCTGCTCAAATAATTTTTTCCATTTCCAATTTTCTTCGGTTCCATGTTCCACGGAAATAATTTTTCTGGAGTAGAATTTTTAGTTATTTAAGTCATTGAAAGTCAATGACTTGCAGACTCTTCGAGTTGACAGCTTCGCTAAAGTATGATACACTTCGTGAACGTACAACTATAACTAATGGCCTCACAATCAAATACGATTAATGTCGGGCCCGGTCCCTTAACGGGGACGCTTCATGCCCAAACTAAAATTAGGATAGAACAAATAGCCAGAATGAGGATTTCGGGCATTAGAGACCAGAAAATATGTGACTTACTTGGAATTAATCCGCCCGTCCTCAAGTTTATATGTCAGAAGCCCGAATATAAAGAAACAGAAGAAGCGTTGCTTCTAGGTCACTTAACTCAGATGGATGAGGCGATAGCCGGTAAGGTTGATGAGCTTCGCCAAGGAATTAGATGTGCTGTGCCGGCTGCGCTAAGGTGTCTTGTGGATGCTGTTAATCAAAGACGTGACTTACCTACTGCTCTCCGAGCCGCAGGAGAAATCCTCGACAGAGACCCGGACAAGTCTCTTTCCAAGAAGACTGGCCTTCCTGGAGAGGACGCCATCAACGTCTTGCCAGCGAGTGTATTTGAAGAGACTGCGAAGCAATCCGACGTAGTCGCGCAGCAACTAGGTTCGAGTCACGTCAACACTAACGAAGTTACGAAGTAGCTCCTATGAGCTTATTTAGTATATTCAAAAAGAAGGTTACTTCTATGACCGGCTCCGAAGGAGAACCAAATGTTCAAGAAGTCGAAAACGAATCCGAAGGACAAGTTCAAGAAGAAGAAATCCCCAAAAGGGAAGATGAAATCCCATTCGTGGGAGAACCCTCGATTCTCAATGAAGAACAAGTAGCTCCTTCGGAGCAATCGGTTCTAATCCGTAAGACTCCCGAAGGTCATCCTTACGATGAGTATCCGGGATGTCGGTCTAATACAGTTATCAAACTTGTAGACAGGTCCATGTTCCCAGGCCAAATGTATTCATATTTAGTAGATTGTTCCTGTGGATTTCAGGCTAGGGTCTTTACGAAGAACGAAGGCTTCGCCGTCGGAGAACGTCATCTTGGTCGTAGAATGAATGAGGTCTAAATATGGCATCAGGTTCCGCTAAGCCAACGGCCAGTTCCAAATATCACGGCTCCGCCAAGTCAGTTCCGAAGGACCCTTCCCCTTCGAGGAGTGGAGCGGAGCCTCCGGTTTGTTATCCGCCCACTATCGACTTTGCTTCGCAGCCAGAACAGACTAATAATCTTGTGGAACAAGGAATGAAATCCCGACGCCCAGGTGGAGTCCGACGAGGCAAAGGCCCATGGTCAACTGACCCAGAAGGATTCAGTAAGACTAATGGAGAGTTTAGGTCTCCTGCTAAAAGTGACAGGCGAAGCCCGCATACGAGTCCGTAAAGGATAGATAAACTTTGATTTAATGTCCGTCTCCAGCCTACCTGTTCAATCTCTAAATTCTCCGCCGCCTTCGGAACGTGAAACTTTTATTCCCCTTCCAGTTTCGGGATGTAGCCAGGTCGAGTCACGCAAGCGTTGGAGATTAAACTGTTTAGGTTCATTATATTACTTTATTAAAGTTGGTCTGAAACGTAAGAAACTAACTGACCGACTCCATAAACCTATCTGTCTCGGTCTCGAATCCGACCACATAAAAGATGTATTCGAAATTCCCCGCGACCATTATAAGTCTACGATGGGAAGTGAAGGCTTGCCTATGTGGCGAGTTCTTCCTCTAAATGATGATGACCGGAATGAGTTTACTAAACTCGGCTATTCTAAAGAATTCGTAGAATGGCAAGACCGAATGCACCGCCCTGCTGCGCGTAATATGTTAGTCAGCGAGAACATAACCAACTCTGCAAAGCTCGGTCATCGAATCTCCATTCATTACGAGTCGAATACAATCTTCCGTTACCTATTCCCAGAAATCCTCCCCAGCTCCGCTGAGATATGGTCTTCCTTTTCTATGCACCACAAAATCCCCTCCGTTGCTAAGGCGGCTTCGGGCGGGCATGGCGAGGGCACTTTCGATTTCCTCGGAGTCGGAGGTGCCCTTCAGTCTCGTCATTATGACGGCTTGTTAGTACAGGACGACCTTGTCGGTCGTAAAGCTATAGAGTCTCCCTCCATTATGGAGAAGACCATCGAGTATCACAAACTCGTTGCCGGCGCGTTCGAATCCGAAGACGACAAACACGAATGCGACGAATTAGTCATCGGCAATCGCTGGTCCTATACCGACTTGAATAGTCATATCCGTGAACATGAACCTTGGTTCCAATTTCATACTCACTCCGCCCTTGGCGGCTGTTGTAATATTCACCCTCCGGATACTCCGATAATGCCAGAGGTTTTTAGTCTAGAGAAGTTAGAAAGGCTCCGAGAGCGTTTCGGCTCCTATCTGTTCTCTTGTCAGTTTCTAAATAACCCCTCCGCCCCGGAGAACGCCGACTTCCACGAGGAAGACCTTCGGTATTTCAGTCTTGAGAAAGACCAAGATAACTCCTGGATTATAAAACATGAAGTCATTAATGGAATCGTTAAGAAAGATATTCCAGTATCTCAGCTTAGTCTCTGCCTTGTTACTGACCCTAATCATTCTGGAAATGCTGGTTATGGTCGTTGCCGTCATGCTATCAACGTAGTGGGCCTGTCGGCCCAAGGAGACTTCTACCTTATCGACTCTTGGGCACAAGGTGTTAACTACGATGCATACTATGCCAAGATATACGAGCTATCCGACAAATGGAACGTCCGAAAGATTGGCGTTGAGTCCATTGCCGCTCAGAGATATATAGTTCATCATATTGGGTTCGTCAATCGCCTTGAGGGCCGTACTCTCAAGATAGTCGAACTAAAAGGCGAAGTTGAATCTCCTGACGGTAGCCTAACCACTAAGAAAGAATTTCGTATCCGGAATGTTCTCGCTCCGATATTTGAGTCTCACCGATTCTACACTCAGCGGAAGCAGATGGACTTCCTTGGAGAGTTCAGTACCTTCCCGAAGGGCCGCTACAAAGATATACTTGATGCCTTGGCATATGCTCCGCAAATGCTCCGTCTTCCAATGTCTTACATGAAGGAACTTGCTTGGCGTGCCGCGAACGCCGCAGGCGCTAGGCGAGTAAATCTCCCATACAGCGTGGGGGTTCGTTAAATGGACGCGAATATAGTCTTAACTCAAGTAACCGCAGGTGCTAGTGCTGTATGGATTCTACAAGTTCTTAAGAATTGGAAAGCATTTCCACTACTCCAATCCGGTCAGAAATACGCCTCACGTACTGCAAGTGTTATTGCCGCATTCTTTATTCATGGTGGCGTTAGTTATACCTGGGACCCACAACTAGATGTTAATGGGAATCGTCATCTAGTTCTTGCTATTCCGACATTTCTTGTATTCATCACATATATATGGCATTGGTTTGGTCAATACACTCTACAAGAGTTGATGTATCAAGGAACTATTAACAAGTCAGGTATTACTACTGACGCTACTGGAGCAACTCCTGCAAGAGTATCTCCTTCAGGTGATGTAGTAGTTTCAGCTTCTTCGAAGGCATAAAGGGATGGCCGACTCGAATGGCAGAACTCATATTCCAGATATTAAAGAATTAACTGCCGACCTAGATGGTCTACGAGAATTGGTAGCGTCTAAGTTCGAGTCTTTTAGAGCGATTATAGATGAACGTGATAGGCGGTATGAAGACCGTTTCACCGCAATGGATGAAAAGACCGGTCTTGCTCTCACTTCCAGTGAGAAGGCAGTTGTCAAAGCCGAAACGGCTACAGAGAAACGATTCGATTCCGTTAACGAATTCCGTGGTAGTTTGAAAGACCAAGCAGCTACGCTAATTTCTAGAGTTGAAGTAGAGTCAAAATGGAAAGCCTACGATGACAAAATCGATGACATTAAACGGGATAGTCGAGGCCAGAAGAATTGGGCCGTCGCGTTAATGATAACCGTCGCAGTAGGCGTGATGAGTATCATTATCACTTTAGTGATTCATAAACCTTGAGGAAAATATGCTTCTTATCATTATACTTCTAATCTTACTTATTTTTGGTGGCGGATATGGATATCATAGTTGGGGCGCTCCAGGCAGTCTAGGTCTTGTATTAACGATTATATTAATCTTTGTTCTTCTTAGACTTTTAGGAGTTGTCTAAATGGTTCTAACTATAAGTGCTTTGATATGTTTAATTGGTCTTATAATCTATCTAGCCTCCGATGGCAAAGCTAGCGAGGTTGGAAGGATAATGTTCGGTATCGGACTTCTCTGCGTCCTATGGAATGTTGGAGGAGTTGTTAATATACTTCCGTATCGAAAATAGAATGACTTTAAATGCGCTACATGACCAAAAGATTCGACCACCAACAGAATCCTTGTAAGGGATGTTCCGAGTGTGATTGGATATTCAAAGGGACGTTACCAGTCGGTAACACATTAGATGAAATTAAAACAAAGTTCGCAGAACGATGTAAAAAAGAATTCCTAGAACATGATTGTCAACAACATAAAAGGAGACCCTAATGGCTAGTTTCACAAGCGTTCTTAAAAAGATTGGTCAAGTCATCCTGACAGGTAGCGGCATCGCCACTGAGGTTATGCAATTTCCTTTCGTCTCGTCTATCTTTACTGGACTTGCTAATAAACTTGGAGGCTCCTCTGCTGCTACAACAATTCAGACCGTATACGGTGACTTAAACTCCGTTGCAAGTATTATCTCGATGATGGAGGTTGCGTTCCCTACCTCCGGTAGTGGCGCACAGAAACTTGCTGCGGCTTCGCCATTGGTTCAACAGGTCGTTCTACAATGGGCCCAGTCAAGTCTTCCTGGTCATAATAGTATTAAAGTTGACCCAGCTACCTTCGCCGCTCATTGCAGTCAGTTTACTTCCGACTTCGTAAATATAATGAATGACTTCGGAGCCTAATTAATAGCGAAGCTAATGCCTGATTTCATCAAAGTCAATCTCTCTCCTGATGCCGAAGAAAAACTAAAACGGCATTTGAAGAATCGTATTCTTGCTCTCGAAGAGGGATTGAAACAACTCCATGAAGATAAGATTAACAAATGGCGCAAAGCCTATGAGGCGACTCCTAGAGAGGCTACTAGAGATTTTCCTTTTGCTAACGCCTCGAATTTAGTCGTTCCAATCATAGGAATCTTTAGTGACACACTCCTGGCAAGAGTTATGTCAGCGGTTCTGAAAACTAGACCTCCTTGGATAGCTAAGATATTCGGTTCTCACCAAGATATAACTGACGAGCATCGAACGGCTATCGAAGATTTGATGGAATTTACAGGTATAGAGCCAGAGTTCCTAGACTTATACCGTGTATATCACGAATTCTTTGGCGAGACTATCAAGTACGGCACTTCTATGATTCTCTGTCCTCACGAAGTCCGCTACCGCTTCGATATGGAAGAATCCGCCGGCGATGGTAGTATGGGGTCTAAGAACTATAAACCTACTTTCACTAAGAACGTAGAGTATAAAGGGCCGCGTCCAGAGAAACTAGCGTTTGAGCATTTCCTAATCCCTCCCAATGCCAAGACTGTCAAGAGTGCTGACATTAAAATACACAAACGCCCCATGACGCGGAGCGAATTAGAGGAACGAAAGTTCTTCCAGATATACGAACCTAGCCGTGTAGACAGTATTCTTACGAAGCCTGATAGGACTGGTCCAGACTATACTACAACTGTTAAACAGGAATCTAGCGGAGCTAAGACTTCCAGTTCTTATGGCTACGCCGAGTGGGACCTCTATGAGTGTTGGCTAGAATGGACCACTCCGGATGGGAAGGCCCGTCCTAGAATCATCGCTACATACCACAAGAACTCCGACACCTTGATGCGTGGTATCTACGATACTCATACTCTTGACCCATGGATTCTAGGTCGTCTATTCTATCGAGACGACATGATTTATGGTTATGGCTATGCCGAGACTATGTGGGGCTTCCAGGAGGAAGCTAGTGAATCACACAACTCCAGATTGGATAATAGGCTTATTGCGAATACGCGAGTATGGAGAGTTGACCCTGATTCGAAACTTCATGCCGGTTATCGTATCTATCCTACAGCTACCGTTCCCGCAGCCAAAGACGAAATTGAAGCTCTTGCGGCCGGAGACATATCTCCTCAATCTATAGATGACGAGCGTTTCACATTAGAGTTGGCCGAAAGGCGAGCGGGTATCTCTCCTCCGATGCAGGGCGCTGGTACTGGAAGTCAAGGAAAGCGCGGAATCTATTCCGCTATGGGTACTCTAGCCGTAATGCAAGATGGTAATCGTCGTACCGATTTGAATATCTCCGACATGAGATACGCTCATACCAGACTCGGTCGCGTTATCCTCGCTGACTACGCCAAGTATGGAATCTCCGATGATATTCTAAACGTATTCGGAGATAAACGTGATGTAGTCATGGAGTCTATTAGAGCCGTGAAGGACGGAAAGATTGGTCTTCCTGTTTATTCGTCTACTTCTTCTGTTAATAGAGAAGTTGAAAAACAAAATGATTTAATCCTCGTCAATGTAATGCGTCAGCACTACCTTGGAATCGCTCAGCTAATCGCTCAAGTAAACTCTCCAATGACCCCGCCTCCAGTAGTTTCGTATTTGAAAGAGGTCATAAAAGCCTCCAACGTAGTTATGAAGTCTATTCTACGAAGCTTCGACAAGGAAGATGTTGATATTCTGATTCCTGAACCTGAGGACTCTAATGCCCAACAACAAACTGGACAAGTTCCTGGAGCACCCGGTGCAGTTCCTCCAGTGGTACCAATCAACCGCGGGGGAGATGTACAGAGTTTACTTGCAGGATTACCGCCAGGAGGTAGTAGACAAGCTTAGCTCCGCTAGGGACCAGGTAGACTTGTATAGACTACAAGGTAGACTAGAAGTTTTAAATGAACTACAAGAACTTGTCGGTATAGCTAAGAATTATGTTAGTGGACTTGCAAGCGGAACTATGAAGAAGATTCCAAGCTCCGCTATTCCAGATGAGTTAAAGAATATCAGACACTAAGGAGAATTAAATGTTCGGTCAAAAAACAGAACTACCCGATGAGTTGAAGGCATTAAATCTATCCCCAGCCCAAATTCTTGAAGCTGTTAATAATGGTAAGGCTGCTACAGATAAGGTTAAGGCCCTTGAGGGAGAAGTCGGAACCTTAAGACAAACTCTAGAAACGAATACCGGAGAGTTCCGTTCTCTTAAAGAGAAGCTCGATAATATCGAGGCTAATCCTACTAGAGTAGATAATAACAATAATAATGAACCGACTAAAACTTCGTTCTTGACCGACGAAGATAAAGCTTTTGATGAAAGGTTTATCAAGAGTGCCGGCCCATTGGCAATGGCTGCTGCGCAAGCGAATGCTAAGGCCGCGAAGCTCCTAGCCAAGTCCACTCTCCAAGGCCAGACAATTACTACTTCTAACGGAGTTATCTCGCTTGCGAAGCTCTGGGACAAGTGGTCCGCTGATATAGATAAAGAAGCCAAAGGCGTTCAGCTCCCTTATCTTGGAGATGAAAATACTTGGCTTCGTATCTTTAACCTCGTTAAAGCCAACCATCTAGAGGAACTTATGACAAAACCAGAAACTTTCATTGAACCAGTCGGTACCGGCGTTAATGTACGTGTCGGTGACGCTCCTGCTCCAGATAAGCTAAATGACGAACAAACTTCTATCATGAATAAAATGGCCCGTTATGGTAAAGGCGTAACCGTTGAGAGTGTTTTGGCTCAGAGAAAGAAGATGAACTTTGTAGGAGATAACGTATAATGGCTATCACAAGTGATAATGTTAACAAGGCAACTGTAACCGTTGACAAGAATGACCCTTATCCAGGGATAACTGCACGTCCCTTGAACCAACCAGACTTCGTTAATATACGACCGAAGAACCCTTCTCTATCGTTTCGATGGGTTAATAGGTCGGTTGGTCCGCAGGAGTCTACTCTCCGACTCGACCAGATGAGCTATGCTGGATTCGTGCCGGCTCTTCCAGAGGATTGTGCCAATCTCCTCCCTGCACTTGTAAAGAATGGGAAGATTGTTCATGGCGATTTGATGCTTATGAAGATTGATAAGAAGATTCTTCTAAGCGCGGAGAAATATAATTGGCAGCGCGCCGTTAATCGCCTTCATCCTAAAGCGCAGCTTCAAAATGGACAAGCCGCACTTCGTCAATCGGTAAGTGAAGTCCCTCAACGAGTTCCTGACTTGAATAGAAAGCTTGGTGTTTTTCGCCCTAACGAAGCAGAACTAGCGAAGCTAGAAAGTCAGGAAGATGGAACTCCGTTAGATTTAGGTGTCAAGTCCAAAGAGTGAAGGGAGGAATAGAAATTGGCTTCTTCAACTGGAGTATCAGCAGAGATTCATAGCATCCAATCCATAAGTGGTAATCAACCTCGCATCCGAAGACTTCCAGAGGCCGCAACTCAGACCTGGCTTCCTGGAACACCTTTAGCTCTTAATGCTTCTGGATTTGTTATTCCAGTAGCATCTCCGATAGCTACATTTACTAACACTCAAGGTGCTATTATCGGCCTTGCTAAAGAGGCCAGCGCAAGCTTGGCTACCGCTGGCGTTCCTCTACAACAGACCTTCGGTTCCGTTCCTAACGAAGCGTCAGCCGTTAATATCTCTCGCCCATATTTTAATGACGGCCTAACCGGTGTTGAAGTGGCCGACCAGGATACTATTTTTCTAGCACAGGTTGGTACCACGGTAACTCAAGCTAATGTTGGTCTTGCTTATGGTATGACCAAAGATACAGACAACCACTGGTATGTTGATTTAGCGAAGAGTACCTTCGGAACTAACACTGTTTGTATAATTGTTAAAATTGACCCGAATGACCAGTCAGCATCGCCTCGTGGGGTTTACATTCGATTTGTTGCTGGTCAGGTTCAGACTGTAGCATAGGAGATAGTAATTATGAAATGTTGTCCACAAATAGTAGCGTCACAAGACTTTACTGGTCAGACTGGAGCTTTAGCTGCTACAACCATATATACACCAACTAGTGACGGTACGTTTCTTATACTTGTTGCTAATAGTACACAGGCTAATGGTCCTGCCACATTAGGTATAGCAACTCTTACAACTACAGATGAATATGGTAATGCTATATCTAAGTCTGCAACAGCAGCAGGTAATAGTTTTACTCTTCAAATACAAGAAGTTCTTAGGGTCGGTTCAGGGCAGCCTATTCAAATTAGTGCTGCTCTAGGCGGTTCTCCCCCTGTTCTATATGATGTATTCGTAGTTATTCTTCAGCTTGAGTAAAGGAGCCTTAAAACATGACGATGGTAAGAGGTCAATTCTCTCAGCTACAGGCTCCGGGCCTTCATGCTGAGTTTGTACATTGGGTCGATACCTTACAGAGAGAGGAGGAATTCTCCCACATTCTCCACGTTGAACCCTCTGACAAGGCGTTCGAAGACGAAGTAGAGTTCTCCGGTCTTCCCCCAATGCCTTTGAAACCAGAAGCCGAATCCACAATCTACCAAGACGCCATTCAAGGCGGCACAAAGCGTTATATCAACTTCACATACGCTCTTGGAGTACGGTCATCTTTTGAACTGTATGATGATGACCAATACGGAATTATCATGCAGGTTCCTAAAGCGATAGCTCGTTCCGCCCATTTCACTAAAGAGCAGAACGCTTGGAACTTGTTTAACCTTGGTTTCACCACTCAGACTACAACTGATGGCTTGTCCATCTTCCACAATCAACACCCTCTCCTTGGCGGTAGCGCCGCTACTACATATGGGCCGGGCTTGACAAATATCATCAGCGCCGCTGGCACGTATCCGAATCGGCCTGCCACTGACGTGGATTTGTCATTCACAGCAATTCAACTAATGATTAATCAATTCGAGCGTCTAGTTGACTCTCAAGGCTTGCCTATCTCGATTAAGCCTCGATACTTGGTTATTCCTCCAGAACTCAAATGGATTGCGCGTGAAATCCTTGGCAGCCCCCACAAGCCATACACCGCAGATAACGAAATTAACTCCTTGATTAAAGAAGACTTGCAATACTTCATTAGTCATTACCTAACATCTGCATCAGCATGGTTTGCTATCACCGAGAAGGAAGGGCACTGGTTCAAGTTCCTTGTTCGTAGGGAACTTGATGAGGACTTCTCGGATGATTTTGACACTTTTTCCATTAAGCAACTTTCTCGAATGAGATTCTCCGTGGGTGCAACCACGTGGATGGGAAGTTGGGGTTCAAATGGCCCATAGATAAAGGAGATTTGTCATGCCTAGGCAATCTCATTCGGGGCGCGGAATCGCACCTTGGCATCGTTGTGATAGGTGTGGGTTCGATTTCCGCGTCACTGAACTCCGTCGTCAGTTAGGCTTAATCGTCTGTACAGCATGTACAGATAATACGATTGCATGGCTCCGTCCAAACTTAATACAGGATAAGCT